TGCATGATGTCATTGACCGTCCGCGTCTTGCCACGATCAATGACGCTGAAAACATCATCATCAAGCTCGTCAACAAGAACAGTCGGGAATGGAACTCCAGACTCGATGCATGCCTGAAGGCGGTGTTGCCCGTCAATCAGACGCTTCTTGCCAGTTTGTGGATCCATTGCGCGCTTGATGGACTCGCCAGACAGCTTCCACTGTCCACGCTTCATTGCATCAATGTAGATGCGAACGCGAGCACGGTTCAGTGGGCGATTGCTGACATTTTCGCTCATCAGAGCTGTAGCAATTTCGGGTGTGATTTCAATGATACGGACGCTGGGGCCGTCCTGGATTGCGGAGACCATTACAGGTTTCGCTTTCGCAGTCTTCCCCATGACCGTTGGGTGGTTTTTGCTTTTCATGTGTGGGAATCTACGTCATGAAAATGCAGTTGTCAACCTTCTTCGTTGAAATTTTGCAGATAGCGATAAAAAGAATCCAGAATGAAAGCAACAGCACCACCTTGAACGCCCTCAGTGACCTCTGGTTGGCCAAATACTGGCATTCCATCATCCCCGTAGCTGTATTCAACCAATCCGCCAGCATGCGACCCATCTCCAAAGACCGCAGAGGCAACAAGGATCTCCCTAACCGGCGCAGATGGGTCAGACCTGTGTTGCTGCTCAAGCGTTTGGGTTGACTCCTTGATGGTCTTGATCATGTCTTCCTCGTTGTCAAACTCCATGCCAAAAGCATCCCCAACGAACCCAGCCTCAATGAATGGTCCATGCTGGTTATAGGCCTCCGTAAGCGCATTCATGAGCCACACATTGGGATCTGAATTCTCAAGCATTGGGATCACGGTATGACCATGCCCGTTTGAGTAATACAAGCATGACGGAATATCCGCTGGCCCATTATTTTCAAAGCATTCTGACAATTTAACAATGACACCACTATCGAGCATCTTTTCAATAAAAGCTGTTTTTGACATACCACAAAGATACTTGCGCCAAGTGGATTAGTCAACCTGCCAGGATATGGAATAAATTAATCCAGAACGAGGGATCATGAGTCACGATATTGAGATCAACAAGGACGGAACGGCAAGGTTCGCCTACTCAAGTCATGAGGTGCCTTGGCACAGGCTTGGCACCCCCATGAAGGGTCTCCAGACCATGGAGGCAATGCTTCAGGCCTCTAGGAGCGACTACGACGTACTTATAACGAAAGTAGCTGCGATAGACGATGACGGCAATCTAATACGCAATCCAGACGGCTCAATAGTAACGATTGGCGACTCAAGAGCGACTGTACGCCAGAATACGGATGGATCTTTTGATGCTCTTGCAACCGTCGGAACAAGGTACGAAGTACGGCAGAACAGGCAAGTTCTAGAAAGAGCCCTTGCGGTTGTTGGGGCTTCTGGTGGAGATGCCGTAATAGACACATGTGGAACGCTAAAAGGCGGAGCTCGCTTCTTTGCCACCATTGACCTTGGTGCCCTTGTTATTGATCCCGCTGGCGTTGGGGACAAGGTAGGAAGATATCTCGTGGTGTCGTCTGGCCATGACGGAATCTGGCCAGTTCGGTATGCAAATACTGACATTAGAGCCGTATGTCGCAACACTGTGATCATGGGTCTGGAGCAGGCGCAACGCGTCTTCACTGCGCGCCATACCAGGAACATGGACGAGGCCTTGGAAGATGCAAGAACAGTTCTTCATATCAGCACTCAATGGTCTTCAGAGTTTGAGAAGATGGCAGAGCGCATGCTCCGGATACATGTTGATCCACGATCTGGCGCAATAGATAAAGTTCTGAACAAGGTATTTCCAGCCAAGCCTCACGAAACAGAACGACAGAGGAAGCATAGGGAGCATGTCTTTGCCACAATTTTTGCTCTTTACGAAAACTCGCGCAATGCTGGCCGTGTAGGTAGCAACGGATGGGCCTTATTCAATTCTGTTGTTGAGTATCTTGACCACTACAGAGAAACAACACCAGACGAGCGTGCGATTGCATCAATGGATGACAACTCAGTTGTTACGCGGAAGAAGATTGAAACGCAAGGTCTTGTGTTAGCATTGGCTTGATGGATCAGCCTGAATGGGAAGACGACGAGTTCCTTTCATCACCAGATGTTGATGAAAGCTTCTACGACCAAGATACAGATCATCGCTATGTCCGAGCTGAGGACATAGAAGACTTTCGGTCATTCCGTAGCAGAATTGCATTTGCGCGCGAGGTAGTTGCTGACGCATCCGATGTATGGGGCGATGCAGGGATACTCTCTCTAATCCACGCCATTGAGAGCCAAACTGGCTGGGCGCTTGAAATAATTGGAGAGCGTTCAGACATTGACAACATTCTTCTTGAGCGATATGGCATCTATGATGATGATGCATGGTTGAAACTCAAGAGTTCAGAAGCGTGGATTGCGTTATCCACAGACATATTTGAGTTAACAACGAAGCGCATGCATATCGCCGCGCGACAAATTGCAAATGCGCATCAAGTACCGCAGCCACAGAAAAAATCATTGTGGAATAGGTTGACTAAACGCTGATCGCTCTGTATGGTTGAGCGCCATATGGAGGGGACAGATAAAACAGAAGCGCCACGTAACGGAGCCTGCAGTGGCAAGCCAGTTGATTGGTTCTACCCAATTGCGCCACGAACACGTGAGTCAATTATCAATAACCGAGCCGCTATCAATCTTTGCAAAGAATGCGACATCCTTAATAATTGCTTAAACTATGCGCTTGAATTTGAGCTGCATGGCATTTGGGGTGCAACAATGCCGAGAGAGCGCGAAGAGATTAGACGCGCGCGCGGAATTGCTCTGCGGCATAGGCAGTACGATGCGCTCACCGGCGAAGTGACTATCAGGTAGTGTTGCGTTAGATCATGCCTGACTCAATTAGCACCGAAGTAGACAACTTTCTTTCACTTCTCAACGGAGTGAAGCGCAATGGCGCCAACTGGTCAGCACGATGCCCATGCAGGAATGACGACGAGAATCCATCTTTGTCAATTGGGCAAGGAGATGACGGGCGCGTTCTTGTGACATGCCATAGAGGGGCAGGATGTGATGTCAAGGAAATATGCAAATCCGTAGGCATTACGGTCAACGAACTGTATCCTCCCAACAAGGAAGCGAAACCAAAGAAACAGCTCGTCAAGGCCTACAAATACATTGACGAAAACGGTGAGCTTGTATATGAAAAGCTGAGGTACATTGATGAGCAAGGCCGCAAGAGTTTTGGTCAGCGTCGTCCTGATCCTGATCGCCCTCGCGAATATATCTATAACCTGGATGGTGTTACAAAACTTCTTTACAACTTACCTGCGGTCATAAAAGCCGTTGCCAACGGTGATCCTGTTTGGTTAGTTGAAGGCGAGAAAGATGCCGACACTCTCATCTCTAGGGGAATCGTTGCAACCACGCCTCCTAATGGAGCCGGAAAGTGGGAGGGGCGGTTTACAAAGTTTCTTGCTGGTGCGCACATTGAGGTAATTGCCGACAACGATGAGGTTGGAATTGCGCATGCTTGGGATGTCGCAGAAAAACTTACAGCAGCTGGATCCGTATGCCGTGTTTGGAAGTCGCCAAAGTTCAAGGACATTAGCGACCACCTTGGTGGAGGTCTTGAATTTGATGACCTTGATTTGATGGATACACGACCAATCCATGTCAAGTTTGAAGAAACTCAAATGGGCGTGCTTCTTGATCAAATCACTCAGATTCTCAGGAACGAAGCACTTGACGATGAGCAGAGGCTCAATCGTGTCAGTCTTGCAATTAATTCCACAACAACAGAGAAGCCAGTAGATTCAGGACGACTTGTTGTCTGGGAAGAATTCCTGAAGGAAGCCGAAAAAGAGACCTATGAGTGGGTAATCCCGGACATGATTGAAGTCGGGGAGAGGGTAATCGTGGTTGCTTCTGAGGGTGTCGGAAAGACAATGCTCGCACGCCAGGTTGCTCTTTGTTCCGCAGCTGGGATTCACCCATTCACATATCAGCGAATGCCACAGATTCGCACCCTCACCATTGACTTAGAGAACCCAGAGCGCATCATTAGACGCACATCTCGTAACATCCTGAATGCAGCCATGTCTCGTGGTTACGCCAAGAATGTTGATGCCCATCTTCTGATCAAGCCGTCTGGTATGGACTTAACAAAAGCAGCAGATAGGGCGCTTATTGAGCAGACTATTGAGCGGGTTAGGCCACAGTTGATCTGTCTTGGTCCTTTGTACAAAGCCTTTGAAGACAACGGAACACGAACCAGCGAAGCCTTGGCCGTTGAGGTTGCTAAGTACCTTGACATGATTAGAGATGTCTACAAATGCGCACTCTGGCTTGAGCACCATGCTCCACTTGGCTCAACCGGGCACACGCGTGAGTTGCGTCCATTTGGCAGTGCCGTATGGTCTAGGTGGCCAGAATTTGGTCTGGCTTTACAACCAGATCCAACAGCAACCGAGGGTTACGTATACGAAGTTAGACACTTCCGTGGTGCACGCGATAAAAGGCCATGGCCAACTCGGATGAAGCGTGGCAAGATGTTCCCGTTTGAGGTAATTGAGTTCGCTAAAGTGGAGTGATGGCGAACAATAAAGGCTTGACAAGAGAGTTCTTGGCAGAGCGTGATATGCGCATATTCAAGATGCGTCAAGCTGGTGTCTCACAGCAGGAAATAGCCAGAAGATTTAACATGACGCTAGCTGCCGTTAACGCAGCGATAGTCAGACAGCTCCAGAAGCTAAACCGCGAGGCCCTGATGGCCTACCCGGAAGTTTTGCGTCTTGAGCTTGAACGCTTGGATTCCTTACAGCAGTCAATCTGGCCACTGACTCAACACAGAAAGGTGCAGATGGATGACGGCACCGAAGTAATGGTTGAGCCAGACATGAAAGCAATACAGCAAGTGTTGTCAATTATGGATCGCAGGTCAAAGCTCCTAGGCATGGAGCAGACAAATGTAAATGTCCAGATGGATGTAACAAGCGGCCAAGAGCCAATTCGCGCATCTCTCGCAGGAACCGATGCTCAGCAAAACGCATTGAGCACATTCTCTCCAGAGGCAGAAGCAAAGAAGCTCCTAGAAATCATGGGACGATCTGGTGTACTGCCAACCAGTGTCGTAAATGAGCTAATGGGCTTGAAAGACGACAATATTATTGATGCAGAAATAGTAGAAGACATCAAACAAGATAAGGTTGAAAATAATGAATGATCAAGACAATATTGATGCAGCGATGGACAAGGTAGCAGAGACGCTCGATATGTCAATCAATCGCAACCTTGAAGACGATGGTGAACCGTCTCAGAAGCAGGTTTTATTCCGAGCATCAGAACGCGAACATCGCAGATGGAAGGAAGCAGCGGCAAAGAACAATATTTCAATGGCCGAGTTCATCCGTGAAACAATGAACAAGGCAGCTGAACTAACACTTGATTGCAATCATCCAATTAGCGCGCGCAAAATGTATCCATGGGCGAACATCTGCACCTTGTGCAAGGCTCGCTTGCCGATTTAGTTATTGCTTGCGTTAACCTGTGTAGCTCTGCACAACGCCGTCTGGAATAATGGCAAATCTACACTTGCCTCCAGGTTCAACTTGGGTTTGCAAAATCTTGCATTCCGAACCGCCTTCATATAGAACACAGTTCGCACACTTAACACCAATTTTGGCAACTTCATTATCTTCTGGCTTGTCATACCCAGCCCAGACTCCCTTGTAGTCTTCATTGAATTTGCCGTGACGCTTTGTGATGCGGATCAGGGCATATGCGAGCTCTTTCTCGTCCTCACTCAAGGTGTAGTCGCTGTTTTTAGCTATGTGAACATGCCCACCATTTAAGAGCATTTCTATCAATTTCATTTTGTCCATGATTCCTACTTTGTTTTGAATTCAGCCCAAGTCTTATCGCCTACGCCATAGTACTCACGAGCATAGCCAGACTGGATGATGTCCTTATTTAGGCATGCCGTTGTTTGCGCGTCAACTTCGTCTGATGAGTAGATACGTGCGAGTATGCGACCGTACTTATCATTCTTGTCTGGGATCGTGTTGATGTATACCCACTTGTGGTTTGTAAGCCAATCCTCGGTAAACTTCTTTGCCTTCAGGCCAAGCTCTTTCTCAGCTGCATCCTTAGTCCGAGACTCTGGAGTATTGACGCCGTATAGGCGCACCCTGATCTTGTGATGGATGTTGAACCCAAGGTCAATCATCAGGTCAATTGTGTCGCCATCAATTACCTTTAAAACGGTTGCTCCATACCAAAAACGTTCACTCATAAGATCCATTTTCCCATAGTGGTTGGTAATTCAGGGCACAAATGCTAGATTGCCGTCATGCAAGCCCTTAAGTACATCAAATATGGATCAGCTAAGAAAACAGTCCTCTATTACCTCAAGATGAAGGACTCTCCGGTTTCTTTTATGTGTATCTACAACTTTGTCAAGCACTATCAGCAAAGGCCATTTCGCATCAAAGAAGGCCTTATTGCCATGCAGAGAGATGGTCTTGTAGAGCAGATTGGTGAAGAAAGCTGGAAGATCACGCCACTTGGCATTAAAGCGGTGTACGAACTCGGCAAGCGTGATAGTGATCGTGAAAAATCACGACTTTAATCAAGATTAACGCTTAAACCACGCAAGCATGCGCTGACGTAGAGTCTTTTGCGCAACGTCCTGAACACGCACCACAGTTGAGTCAACAGCATTCAACACAGACTCGGCAATTTGGTATGCAGTCTGGTTTGCGGTTGTGGTTATGTTGACCGGTGTAGGCGTGTAGGCAAATGTTATTTCTAGATCTGCCGTGTTAGCTGTGCTCGACTTTGGTTTCGCAGGCAACTTCTTTGCAGCTTGCTTCTTTGGTTGAGCCTTCTTAACTGCTGCCTTCTTTGCAGGCTGCTTCTTTGCAGTCTTTGCAGGCGACTTCTTAGCTGCCTGCTTTTTAGCTGGTTGTTTCTTTGCTGGTTTCTTGTTTGCCATGCTTTACACAATAATCCAGCAGTTACAACCGTGGCGTAAGTGCTGATGTAATTTGTAGATATGGATATATACCCAACAACTCTTGACAAGCTGGCACTGGTAGTAACTGCCAGCACCATGGCTAAAGAGCAGTCAGTAAAGGAGTACGGCGTTGGGGAGGATCTCCCATTCAATGTCTATGGTTGGAGAAACCATAGGCTTGCAATAATGTGCCAAATTGATTCAGGGCTAATGAATATTGACCCTATGGAAAGATTTACAAAGCTTGCTAATGCGGCCTGCATTATGCGAAAGGGTTTCTGCGTAGATGGCTTCACATTGCTTGCAGAAGGATTTGTGAGTACTGACCCAGAGAATACGAAGGACAAGAAGCTAGCTGAGGCATACCTAGAGAAGGACTCGCCAGTCAAAGAGTGCTTGACATTTACGCATGTTGACAATGGTCGCGTAACCTTTGTAACGAAGCCGTACATGTACACCGTTCCAAGAGGAGTTGAGTGGGAAGAAGAGATGCACTTCCCTGGTGGAACAATGTTTCGCTCAAAAGACGGAGCTATACCGATCATGTTTGACAAAGTTCTTGCACTTGAAACAGCAGAAGAACCAGAGGACGAAGAAGAATACGAGGAGTATCACGAAGCTCTCGGCCAAGGCCTACTTGCTGAAGGCTTCTATGCGCAATGGTTCGTGTAGTATTGTCAGGACTGACTAGCCCTTTCCTTTCGGGGTGATGGGTGGCCTGCGCCTCAACAGTTTTAGTGGTTTCTGTTGCGCCGTTATTGAGGTAGTTGTTTCCTCAAAGGCCACCCGTCAGTCGCCTATGCCACCCTTTGATGAATGACGTAAAGCTGTTAACGTATAACCATAAGGGCGAGTGGCGAAATTTGGCATACGCGCTAGGTTTAGGTCCTAGTTCCTCGGAGTGTGGGTTCGAGTCCCACCTCGCCCACTTATATGGCATGGTTTGACACAAACATAGAAAATACACACCGCGAACTCGGTATCTTGATTGAGGAACTTGTTGACGACCGCAACAGACTCAGACGGATAATCATTGACTTCTACAATGCAGAGCGCGATTATCTGGATGCAGTACATGATGCAGAGCTTGGTGATGTAGTTCTTATAACCGATGAATGGCGAATTGCCTGGGATGCATTAAAGAAGGAAGCAACAGATAATGGCTGAGTACGAGTTCGGATCAACCGGCATACAAATCAAAGGTAGCGACTCATACCACGTCGTGAAGATTGACGAACAGGACGAATGGCTTCTGTTACGTAAACGCAATGGCTCGTATTACCAAGCTGCCGTATTCTCTTCTGCTGACGAGGCCAGAGCATTTATTAACTCCTGCGATCTCACGCTGTCAAAACTTAAGTGACTCCGGGGGATTGGCGGAACAGGCAGACGCTGGGGGCTTAAACCCCCTTGGTAGCAATACCGTGAGGGTTCAAGTCCCTCATCCCCCACTTAGGGCATTGCGCTTTTCGTAGGTGGTACGTATGATGTCGCCATGGCTGAAGAGTACTCATACGAAGATATGCAAAAAGACCTTGACTTCCTTGTTAAGAAGGGACTCATTGAGATCGGTGGCATCACCGAAGACGGGCAATGGCTCTACCGTGCAACTCAGATGTCACTTGAAATGACAGAAGAAGAGCGTGAGGCTTTCGTCATTTCAGAACTCGAAGGCGAATAGCGCCCAATAAGCCGCGAAAGCGCCCTTACTTCATCCAAGTAATCAGGGCTTCATTGGCACATTGGGATCCTTGAGTTTCAGCGTAAGGTCACTGACAAGTTGACCCCATGGGATCCACAGCGTGTAGTCGTAACATTCAAGATCCTCAGGAAAGAATGGCGACGAGAAGTCTTCTGGACATACCGTAAGGGCTTCTTTTGATAACGACTCAATAGCAACCCCAAACACTACGCATTCTTTAAACGCGTCAAAAGATGGAATGCTGTACTTCTTGTCTGTCGTTGTCACAACTTCATCCATACCCTTCCACCTCTTGCCACCCGTAAGGGCTATGAAGCCTGCTGAGTGAAATGGATTAGTAGTCAGGTGAATCAGGCCTTGCTCATTCGGCGCAATGCCTTCCTTCCTTATGCGCTCTGCATAATCTGGAAAAGTTGCGTGATACAGAATCTCAATGGTCTTTGGCATATCTAAATACTATTCCTTTCGTAGTTGCTTGACTAGATGCAACCGCAAGCCCTACCGCAAGAGAAAAGCCCCCCACCCTTTCGGGCAGGGGGCTCGCTCTCAGTGGTCTCAGTAGTTGAGTCCCCACATTTCACGATGACGCTTAGCAACGAATTCTGCCTGCTCGTTGTCACGGCACACCAGATCAAGAATCTGGCTGTCACTGCTGTCTCCTGTCGGGCTTGCGAACCAAAGGCTCACGATGTTTCCTGCGATGGTTGTGGCGACAAGGTCACCTTTCAGAATCAACTTGCTCATTTCATTTCCTCTCTGTTTGGGGCTTTCTGCCCTTGTGAAATACATAGTAGTCAAATAAAAAGTAGTTGTCAACCTTTGCACGCAACTTTTTTGGATTTCTTTGTGAGCACTCTGCTGTCTCTAGTTAGCACTCTTTCCCTGCGTAAGGGTGGCACTAGGTCAAGGTAGTGACACTAGGTAGGCGTGGTGACACTCGCTCGTCGTCGTGCCACTATGTAGGCGTGATGCGTGGCTATTACTGCGTCACGCTTGCGTCAGTAGCTTCGCTTATCTTTCTTAGACGCAGAATGAGTAGTAGCAGGGGTAGGAGTAATCGGCGCTTACGGGGCTTTGGAGGCGCCTTTCGGGGGGCGTGTGGGAGCACATGACGGCCTTAATGGCCCCATTTAGAATAGATTTATCTGGCCCTATTGCTCGCGGAAGCGACCCTCAACCCAACGGGTGATGGCACTACGCAGGCCTTCTGGATCGCGACTGCCTTCAAGATATTCCTCAAGCGTTTCGGAATCGTTCTTGATGGACTCCGGGAGCGAAAGGATCACATGCTTGCTGTTGTCAATGATCTCTTTGAGCAGAGCTGCAACCTGGTTTGCGATGCGGAAATTGTCCCAGAGCTCTTCCTTTTGGTGCCCGCTCATGTTTGGCTTAGCCTGCTCATATTGCGCCAGAAGGCTCTGAGCGCTGAAATCAGCCTCTACAAACATCTTGATGAGGTATGAGGCCACAAGGGCTGTATCGAGCTTGTAGATGAGCGGAGTGAGGCCTCCTTCGCTATTAATTGCTACAAGATCTGGGTACAGCTCTACAGCTTTATGTACTGATTCGTGTGAGGACATTTTTACTCTCCTTATTTACTTGGCAGGGAATATTACAGAAGGCGTTAGTGTGTTGGATAAATTTATCTAGAAAACGGTGACAAAAAACATATCATTAGTTGTGTATTAGTGGTAAATGGGTCATTTATTATCTAGTCATGGCCGCATTTTTTGCTGTTGCCCTGGCGCTTGCGCTTAAGGGAACAATCAGAACTTCTTAAAACCTTTCCGGCGCTTAATTTTATAGCCGGCGTTATGCAGCTCCTCGATAATGTGCTCGGGGATGCCGCTCCATACAGTCACACCCTTGTGGATCAGGGCGCGAGCGATGGTTGCACGCTTTGGCCCCAGATCAGCGATGTCCTGATGGAAGTGCTCTACATTTTCACTCATAGGACGAGAGTATCTAGATAGATTTATCTAGTCAAGGGTATTAGCTCTGTATTCTACTCCTCGTACTGATTTATCTATTAAATGATAATATAAAGCAACAAAGGTCTGGATTGACCAAGACGTATGCAACGGGAGAAATTGGACTATGGCTGATAAAAATGGCGACGGAATTGTTTATCATCGCTCGGACTGTAGTCTTGGCTACGTAAGGATGTATGGAGCAGGCGGAGATTTGCCTGGTTCAGCATGTGGTACTTGGGGGCTCAGCGATAGGGCAATACAGTACATCCACGATCACCCTGAAGAAAATCACAGGTTTGAAGATGTAGTGGGGCGCGAGTGGGACGAAGAAGTTATGCCAGTACTCACACCCATAGTAGATTTAATAGGCTCTAACATAAAAGAAGGTTATGAAATAGTAGAAGCAGGCGTAATTGATGCGTATAACTGGGTAGATGCAAACGCCTGTAACCTAGCAGTAACAGCGGCAATCTCCGCAGGTGCCGTTGCCCTCTTTACACCAGCGCAACCTGAAGGTGCTGCAACATCAACCACGTTATCTCTTATGGCACAGCCAGTTCTTTGGGCCACGGACAAAGCACTTAAGGTAACCGCGGTAGCGGCGATGAGTACAGTTATAAAAGATGCGTTTTTACTCATACCAGAAGTTGCAAACAGTATTGACGAGACGCTGTTATACAACATAATTTCAAACTGTTTGGCCGTGAGCCTAGATTCAGCAGAACTATGGGCAACGCCAGCCGGCGTTGGTGTCGCAATCGCAGCAGCATTTGCACCCGTAATCGCAGATTTGATATGCAAAAAAACCTGCCCTGAAGGATTTACCAAAGCGTTTGGCGCATAAAATTGAGAGTCTGGATTGACCAAGACCTCTGCACCGGGGATGGCCTGTGCGCTGAAATTGCACCTGACGTATTCTTCGGTGGAAGCGACGGCCTGTTCTATGTCAAGGAGTCCGCGGAGCACTATGGAGCTGAGAAGCTCTTTGATGGCAAGACGAACTCGGCAATGGCTGAGGGTCTTGCGCGCATCCCTGACGGTCTCCTAGAGAGCGTTATTGAAGCCGCCGAGGAATGTCCAGGAGAATGCATTTTTATTGAGGAATAGCCGATTGCAATATTTCCGCACAATTATTTATTTTTTAGGTGCGTTTTATCCACTTGATCATGTTACGCCAGTGAACTAACTGCCACAAGAGCCACATTGCCATAAAACCTGGTTTATTAAATATAATTGCGTATGCAAACCACGGAAAAGAATGCAGGGCAATAATTAAGTGCCCGTACCATTTTTTACTCCCTACCAGATAACTACCAGACACTCCTATGAGTTCCATAGCAAACAAGAGCCATGTCCAAGTTGACTCGCTCATCGGGTTTTGCTTTGTTTTTTATACAGATAGATGGTGACGGCAAGATTGATTATGCCGATTAACCAACCAATGTAGTATTTCATCAAAACCCTATCTCATGTCGTAAAAGTATTTACTGTTAATTGGTTTAACATTATCTTATTGGTACCCCCAGCAGGGCTCGAACCTGCGACACGCGGATTAAAAGTCCGCTGCTCTACCAACTGAGCTATAGGGGCCTTGGCGCCTCGGGTAGGACTCGAACCTACAACCTACAGATTAGAAGTCTGGTGCTCTATCCATTGAGCTACCGAGGCAATAATTGTTGACACAATATACACACCAGAGTATTGTGGTGCAATGAACTTGATTGAAGAAATTCGCGCCGAGGCGCATAACGAGAGTGGCCGTGGCGAACTTAATGGCGTTCACAAGACATTGATGCTTGTAGCTGCCCATGAAATTGAAAGACTTTCTGAGCTTGTCTGGGATCTGAAAACCGAAATCCTGCAGTGGGCAAGTGATATTCCTGAAATCTTTGATAGCTTGGATCACAATCGCAATTGCGCATATGTACCAGACGAGGACAAGTGCGACTGCGGGCTCCATGATGCCGAAAAAGCATTCAGCGAACTTTCCAAGGGAGCAGATGATGTACTTAGCCGGTGCAATAACTATGACATCTCAATCGGCCTGAGGAAGGCATAATCATGAGCGATAAAGAGACCAACGTTTGGGAGTACTACGCAGACCCCGCACCCAGCTTCTTGCGTCCAGAAAACAATGAGACATCACTTGTTGACAGGCTGAAGAATACGGGTCCAATTAAGGATGAGAACGATAATTGGACTGGGCGCTTTCCCAGTTGGCAAGATGCCCACGAAGCGGCAATACGCATTGAGCGTCTTGAGCGAGTAGTCCAAGAGTACGAAGAAACTATTCGTTACCTCACGAATCAACTTAGCAAGACTCTGTGAGTTCAGTTGAGAGAAACGAGCTTCAATGGTTAATTAGCCTTGAGGTTCTTGCTGCAAACTTTTCAACATGCGCAAAACGCCAGTATGCAGCTGTTGTTTTAGCTCCAAATAAACGCGTTGTTGGTTTTGGGTACAACGGATCACCGCCGGGCATGGCGCATTGTGTTGATGGAGCATGCCCTCGTCTGCAAGAGAATTCGGCAAATGGATCCGTCTACGACACATGCATTTCTCAGCATGCTGAAGCCGGCGCCTTGCTGTGGTCTGATGCTTCATTGAGGATTAGCGGAACTCTTATTGTTAACGGCCCACCATGTATGGGATGTGCAAAATTAATAGCTAGTTCTGGAATAAAACGCTTAGTTTTTAAACAGGATTCATCATACAAAAACTGGCCCGATGTTGAGTCGTTTTTGATAGCCGCTGGTATAGTCGCAATCGGTGTGAACGTGGCGCTTGCGACCAAGGAGGGTTAAAAATGGAAGATACTTGCGTAAAGAAGCCAATGCATAAACACATCTTGGTGAGAGCGATGGTTAAAAACCCGCCGCAGGACGAACCTTCGGTTATTTTATGGCTCGCAGGACTTGTTCAATTTCTCGGAATGAAGGTCGTTAAAGGGCCGTTTGCTTCTTACATTAATGCGCCTGGAAATAGGGGAATGACCGCAACAGTGATGATTGAAACATCACATATTGCGTTCCATGTCTGGGATGAGCAGGATCCATCTCTTTTGCAGTTTGATATATACACATGCGGAAGCTTGAACACAGAAGGCGTGCTCAAACAAATTAATAAATATTTTGAATGCGAGTCGTATGAGTATATCGTTTACGACAGGGAGCATTCATTTGACAAAGTTGATTCAGGGAAACACATAAGCAACTAAATGGGAAGGGTGGCAGAGCGGACGAATGCACCTGTCTTGAAAACAGGCGTGGGGTTGCACCCCACCGGGGGTTCAAATCCCTCCCCTTCCGCAAGACTATGAACGACTCAAACTACTATTTCAATGACAAAGAAAAAGGGACAGCATTTTTTGTGTCTCAACTTTCGCAAGGCCATAAGTGGGCGCGTTATGTAGCAAAGTGCCTCAATGACCTTGATATCACATGCCATGTGAACGACATGGAGGTCGCTGACACTGTTGAAGAAAGACAGAAGTTCCATAACGAAAAAGATGTCATTTTCACCAGTATGTCTGGATGCCTTGAAGTCAAGTCTCAAAGCTGTGAGTTCACTAATGATCCAAGCAGCTGGCCGTATCGTCGCTCAATAGTAGATACAGCACTTGGTTGGTCGCGCAAAACTCCAAAGCCATTGGCAACGGTTCTTGTGTGTATCCACAATGGAAGCATGCTCGTTATCCCATCAAGTACTCAGGATCAATGGCGTATTGAAGAAAAGTACGACAGGTACAGGCAGATCACTGATAATTTTCTGACAATTGACGCTCGCCTTCTTCGGCCATTTGATGAACTCGCTGACTGGCTTCGTGTAAGACAATCAAAGGCAGTAGCTTGACTATGGGTGCAGAAGCGCGTATCATTCCAAACGTGTCAAAAAAATTTGGAAGTTTGTTTGCCGGCGTTGGAGGTTTTGATATTGGCCTCGAATCAGCTGGATGGGAATGTGGTTGGCAGGTTGAGTGGGATCAAAATTGCCAGCAAGTCCTTTCGTACCACTGGCCAGAATGCCCAAAGTGGCTTGACGTTTGTGATGTCAATGGCGCAGAGCTGCCACCTGTAGATGTCATTACGTTTGGCAGTCCATGTCAAGACCTCTCAGTTGCCGGCAAGAGAGCTGGCCTTGATGGTGGACGATCTGGTCTGTTTTTTGAAGCAACACGAATCATTAGGGAGATGAGAAATGCAACAGGAAATGCTTTTCCAAGATGGGCAATTTGGGAAAATGTCGTCGGAGCTCTGTCAAGCAGAGGTGGTGACGACTTTGAGGCAGTCCTCAGGGAAATGGCTGACCTCGGGTGCAATCACATTGAATGGGCAGTCTTGGACGCACAGTTCTTCGGAGTCCCCCAAAGGCGTAGACGAGTGTTCGTCATCGCTCGCCTTGATTCTCCAGAGCCCTTCAGAGGTGGCCCCAAAATACTCGCTGTCGGTGAAGGCCGCGCAAGGAATTCTGCGAAGGGCAAAAAACAGGGGAAAGAATCTCCCGGAGAAATTAGTCTCAGCTTTGGAGATGGTCGCAGCTGGGCCGACACGGAACAAGTAGATGACTTTATTGACTCGTTCACCCCATCTAGTCACGCATCCTATGCGCCTGGTGTTGGAACGGTCAGAGCAAATGGTGGAGACATTGGTGGCGGAAGTGAAACTCTCGTAGTTTCCGCTATTGCGCCAACTCTTAGGAGCGGTGGCGACGGAGGTGTTCCATCCAGTAGAGGAGAGCATCTTGTTATCGTTGCCGAGAAGAAAGAAGAAATACTCCTTATTGATGGCCGTAGAAATGATGATGTGCGAATCACGACGGAGCCAGTCAGAACACTTGAAGCACGAATGGGTACTGGAGGGGGTAATGTTCCAGTTCTTGCAATACCAATTCAAGACGGCCGCGAAATTGAGAAAAAACAGAATGGCCTCGGTGTTGGTTCAGACGGAGACCCTTCTTATACGCTTGATCAAACTGGTGCTCAGTCCGTAGCGGTAGAAGCGTATGATGAATTCAATGACTCACTTGGTGGCAATGTTCATCATGCCCTGAGGGCTGGTACACGTCAATCAACTGGGGTGCTGGTTCCATTAATGAGCGTTAGGCGTCTCACTCCGATTGAATGCGAGCGATTGATGGGCTGGCCAGATAATCACACCCTTCATCGCGCAGACGGAAAACTGAATAGTGACACAATTCGCTACAAGATGTGCGGAAACGGTGTAGCATCTCCAGTTGCAAAGTGGATTGCGGAACAAATCAATCTTTGCGAGTAAGCCCGGATAGCTCAGTGGTAGAGCAACCGCCTTGTAAGCGGTAGGTCGTCAGTTCAATCCTGACTCTGGGCTCTGGTTACTGAGCCAATGCGCGGCGTAACGCGGACTGAGTTTGACCAAGCTGCCCTCAAGGTTTCACCATCTTGTGTCGTAATATCTCCGCCATTTAAAAAATGTCCGTTCCAATCTGGATCTGAAACAATAAGCAGATCAGCAACAGAAATGATCTGTGTTGATATTCGCTTTCTTCTGTGCTCTGGAGCAACAAAGATCTGTTGGATCCTAGAATCTGGGGCAATCCACCTAACAAAACCAGCTGATTTATTAAGTGAAATATTTTTATCACTGATGTCTTCTGGATTCAAGACTGTTCCGTTTGGGTACCTCTGATCGGCAAATGCGATCACTGACCTTAACGGGGGAGTAAGAAGTGCTCCATCAAGAAATACGTACCATAATGATTCACAACCAACGAAGTCATCGCTTACAAGACTGACGACCATATTGCCGGACTCATCTACATAATTAAACGAGTGACAAGCCGAATGATCTGGCGATTTTATTCCTGATATTAAGCTAGGCTTTTGATACTTGTCATCAAAAAAAGACATGACATGTTTTCTGCCATTTTGCAGAATATGCCCAGAATCCCAAAACCATACTGTTTTGAATTTGCTCATCAAGCAAATCTATCAGTCGTTGTACCATGCTGTCCAAGGCTTTGCTGTTGCAGATGCTTTATCTTCGGCGTGCATGCCAGTGTAGGCAACCGAGATTGTGACCTTTGCGTCATTTTCGTATCCTGTCCAGTCGCCACTGTGGGCGTAGACAAACAATTGAAGGATTTCGTCAGTATGCATGACTGCAACATCTGCGAGGTAGGTGTTTGCATTGAACTCCGATTCGTTCCAATTTGAGTTAAGTGCACTTGATTTTTCTATAAGTGCCACTGCGGTACTACGAAGGTCAAGTACGCCGTTGCCATAGTATGGCTGTGTGCCGAATGCTCCAATTCTTCCAGCAGCATCGTCTGGGTTTCCAAGCCACATTGTTGGCTTGAGGTCTTCATCTAAGGTGCCGTAGTATCCAACATCCTCAAAGCCAAACATATAGTCTGTTGGGTTGTCAGTCGCATTGTGCTGTGTCTTGGAGTTCTTGGTTTTGATGGCCGCAAGGGAGAGTCGTCGCTCGGTTGTCTCTCTATCTACCATGCCACTGTCTGTAGTCCCCCAAAGACCATTGGTTACGCCCATAATTTGCTGAGTGGTGAACCAGATTGACTCAATCTTGACACGGAATGGGAAAGACACATTGAGGTAAGAAGTGTCACCCTGCCTGACGGTCCAGTCATAATTAACGATTGATGGGGGTGTAATTCCAGACATTTTATCTCCTCGATGTGATTTACAGCACTAATTTTATCATTTTGGATACATGTCTATAGGTATGCGTTTAAAATGGCCAACAACTATTTGTGGATCAACATAGACTGATCTGCCAGATTCTCGCACTCTTTGGCAAAACGAGCCATCTTCAGATATCTGTTTGCCGGCTATGACGCTTCCATCTGGCATCTGCCATGTGTAGTCTGTTTGGAAATATATTGGTCTTTGTAGTGATTCATAAACGCCATATCGCACTTTCATAAAACCAAATCCAACAGAAAATACTTCAATCAAACCATTATTTGTTTTTTTGCGAAGTGTTTCAATTTGATTTATGCTTGTCATTGAAGATGGGTGTATGTGTACTACGAATTCAGTAGCATTGGCAGCTAGGTATAATCCAGATACAACATCTTCTGGATGGTTTAGCAACTTGATAATGTCTTCGGCAACCCAGTAAATATCATTATCTATCCATACAATTTGATCATATGTAAATTGTCCATCAAAAGCCCGCCATTCCGACCAATATTCGTCATCCGCAAATGGACGGTAGCCTCCATTCCCAGCCGAGCCGCCGTTTACTATTATGTCGCGTAGCTCGTGGATACTTGGCCCAGCATCAGCTGCAACATATACAGACATTCCAAGGTGCGTCAAATACTGGACTGTTGATAATAGCGACATAACACATGGTAGGTAGTAGTGAAGACCAGTTATACAAAACACAACATCGTAATGAGGAACTTGACGATTATCATTAGCTATGTGGAAGCCATGGCTTTGTGGTTTGATTGTTGCCATACTGATAGGCTAATCCAAATTAACCGAACGTAGCGCAGCTTGGTAGCGCATCTGGTTTGGGACCAGAGGGTCGCAGGTTCAAATCCTGCCGTTCGGACCACTCACATACGCCAGCGTTGACCGCTTGAGTGAGGCTCTGTACAGGGCGCTGGCTAGGGCCGGTTAGTGTAGGACAAGCACGTTCATCTTCGGGTTGAAAAGAGCGGGGGAGGCACCCGCACCGGTCTGCACCCCAAACGTAGCTCAATTGGTAGAGCGCCGCTTTCATATGGCGTCGGTTGCAGGTTCGAGTCCTGCCGTTTGGACAATATGAATGAAGGAGACATGAATGAACAAATTTATGCGCAACATTGCTGGCGCTGTGAAGACGATGAGTTCTCGGTCGTACTGGAATGCACCCAACACGGTAGAGGCATGGGGATTCGCAACAAAGATCGCTATTATTTTTCCAGGCCTACTGTTTGGTAAGCAGTTCTGGTGGCTTTATATTTTTGCCATCATCTCAAGCGTTGCGCTCATATGGTCGTCAACAAAGAAGACACTGCCGACTATTATTCTCTTTAATGTTTGCTGGATTGTTCTTGCGTCAACCGCAATTATTAAGCACTTTGCCTAGCGAACTGGACAAGCTCCAGTTGCACACCCATCAATATCAAGAAGATCTGTAACTACAGACTGGAGTGGCACAGAGAAGTCAATCTTTGAGAACAGCTTTGTGTACTGATCTTTTGTGATCTCTTCATATGGTGGCAGCGGGAAGTTGTGATCAGTGTGAAGCAAGAACGAAACTGATTTAACACTGCTGTCATAGTTTGATGCAAGCCATTCCTTAATCGTTGGCAACTCTTCCTTGCGGTAATAAACGGTAACCGAAACTGCATTGTCTGCCCATTCGGTTTGCATCTTTTTCACCCATTCAAGCTGTTCAACAGCCGTCATCTCGGAAGCGAGAATAGATCCTTCTGGTGACTCGCATGGAAACTCAACTACATAGCGAGTGTGATCCTCGCGACCGTCCAGGCCAATATCCCACTGGACCTTGTACCCGCGCTTGCGACAAGCGTCAACGAGCGGATCGGCAGCTCCAAAACGCACACGCCTAATGTAGTAGCGAGCGTATGCTGGGTGGATACCTGGTGTTACACCTGGCAGAAGTGACAGTGTTCCAGATGGTTGAACAGTTGTAAGGCGAACAGACTCTGGCCATCCATTCTTCTTTGAGTAATCAGCGTCAAGGCCACGGAGGTACTCGTATGCTGGCGAGAGCCAAGAGAGCTGATCATCCGAACACTGAAGAATGCCCGTAACGCTTTGCCCAAGTCGTGCATTTTTGCGAACAATTTCAGTCGTCTTATCGTATGGATAGTTCATGCGAGTGATTTGCTTTTGAACCATATAAAGCAGTTTTGAGATTTCCTTGAATTGCTCAAGTGACTCAACATTTGGAAGGAAAATGGTTGAGAGATTACATGACTCACCATCTGCAAGACCAATCTCTGCACATGGGTTGAATCCATCAATTGAGTTATCTACACGCACTTCTCCGAGACGTCCAAAGCGTCGGGTAAGGCGCCGATTGAGGAGACCATATGGCTCACCCGAGCCGTCGTATCCCTTCCAGAGCTCAGACATAATTTCTTCATAGTGATCTGCATAAATGCTGTTGTTTGAGTTTGCGCGCCATGCCGGCACATTTCCAGATGACCAGTTTTTGGCCCGTAAGAACAGGATGTCATCAGGATCGCCAATTGCAATCTGCGCAGAACGACGTGATGATCCAGACACAACAATGCGTCCGATGATATTGCAGATATCAAGAACATCAATTGAGCGAAGCTTCTTGCCTTCGCGGTTTTTCATAACCTTACAAATGTCTTCAACGCCCTCAATGAGGGCGCCAGGACCACTGGCTGTACCACCAAATGTCTTAAGCGGTGCGCCAAATTCACGAACAAGAATCGTGGAGTACGTAAAAGACTTTCCTGTCTCAAAATAAGACTTGAGAACGCTGTGGAGCAAACGCTTCCATCCTGTACGACTATCGGGAACAATAATGTCTGCGTCGTTACTGCGCTCGTGCGTAATTGAAACTCCAGACTTCACTTTTGGAAGATCATGGATCTTTGAACGCTCAACGGAAAATCCAACTCCACCACCAAGCATCAGGTACTCAAAGAGGAGTTCAAAATCTTCAATTTTTTCAATGTTCGTGAAGTAGCAGTTGTTAAGCGATGTTGCATTAAATTTTTTTACAAGTGGAGTTCCAAGCTGCCACAATGCGCGGCCAGAGAAGGAGCAACGCAAATTGAACATATGATCAAACAGCGCCTCGGCTTCCTTTGTTGTGTACGGAACACCAATTTCACCAGCGCCCTCAATCACGCGTGAAAGAGTTTCAACCCATGTCTCAGAACGCTCCTCGCTTTCAACAGGACGGCTATATGTGCGGAGGAAAACAACCTCGCCCATGCCGCCAAATCCCCAAGGTGGGAGTTTTTGAGAATACGAAGCTAAGAATTCTGAAGACAAAAGAGTCATTATTTACCCCTGTGGTTTATCTGTGATTGACGATTTTACTATGAGCTGACTTTGCTCAGGTGTTAAGCGATGCCAAGTTCTTTTGCTTTTTCAAGTGTCACATAGGTGCCCTTGGTCGCAAGTATCACCTTAGCAGTTGTAAACGGAGAAATTTGTCTCTCTCCGTAAATTGTTTCTTCAACCAAAATCATTTGAGAAGACTTAATTGTTTCAACAACTGAGTCTGCTCCAAAAATATGATGAGGAGTCGCAAGATCAACGGAACAGTCGCCAGTTGGGTGTCCGCAAACAGGGCACGGTTCGCGATTGGCTCTAGTTAACTCAATGTCGCCAAAAATGTATTCTTTATCCACAGGCGAGCCCCCACTGCGCGGCCATGGCATCAGCAATTCCTTGGAATGTTTTGCTTCGTATCTTCCACCTGTCTTCAGACGGTGGTAGGTAAAACAGTCTTTGACTCTCGGCTTTGTTTGAGGATATGTCAACAGTGTTCGTTGGTGAAAGCTTCGGCAGGCCGCGAAGCCAGAAACATGTCGCTTTTGTCTCGGGATGACCAAACATCCACGGCTGAACTATTTGGTCTGGCTTTCTAAATGTTGACGACATGATCCCAATAGGGTTCTCAACAGCAACATGGTCGGCATTAGCGTTATAACAAGCCATAAAAAATTTTATCGCTTCTTCACGTTGCTTGGGTCTATCTGGGAATCTATCCCTGTACTCAGGTTTCATCCATTTGTTTCCAGAGACCGTCAAATATGTACACGGCGGATGGGCGACGACCAGATCCCACCGATCAAGCATTACTTCGGTCACGTCGTCTTGTATGTGGGGTCCAGGTTTGTCGCTTGGCAGGAGGTCGCAAGATATCGCATCATGGCCAGCCTTGATGAACGCATCACGGACTGTTCCAGAGAATTCGCAAGCCACCAAGACGCGCATTTCAGTTAGCTTTCTGCTCGAGCAGGTAGATACGAGAGCGAAGTTCTTCATTATCCAGACGAAGTCTCTTAATCTCCTCAACTGCACGCTCTAATGCGCTCAGTGACCTGGGAACGCCCTCAAAGGCCTTGTAGCGGAGCTTTGATATCATCTCAAGCTCGTTCACAACGTCTGTTTTGCTTTGTTCATTTTCGGAAATCATGGCGTGACCCTACCATAGTCAACCCATGCTGTATAGGTCTGTGGCATAACTTGACTGAAAAGAGACTCAACTGCCTCTGCGTAAACGCGTATCTCGTACTGAGCTGCATCATCATTGCGAAGACTGAGAAAGTTCATCAACGCGCGAGCATTCACAGTCCAGTAAAACTCCGTGTATGAACCGAGTGGAAGAATCATCCGAGCGACTTCTTTAGCCACCCCACGCTCAACAAGTGATTCATAAAGTGAGAAAGCGCCTTCATTACATTCATGCATGAGCGACGCAACTTCCGTTGCCGTGGCTTCCTCAATCGGCTCAAATGTATAGCTTCCTGGTTTTCCAACTTGTGTTCTCATGTTCCTTGGGTCTGGAACATAGTGCTCAGTTGGCATGACTGCATACCTACCGGAGTATTCGTTAAATGATCCAATGCGATGTCTAAACCATTCACGGGCAACAAAAATTGGTGCTTTTACATGGAATCGGAACGAGTTGTGCTCAAACGGCGTTCCGTGGCGCGAGCGCATAAGAAAGCGGATGAGCCCAGAATCTGCGTCACCGATCACTTCCGTTCTTTTACCAAACGACACACGCGCTGAGTTGACTACAGAAATGTCATCGGCCATATGCCCATCAAGGCGTACAAATCCATTATTGAATACTGAGATGCTATCCATCTCGCGATACTACATTGTCTCCGTTTTTTCTGGCGAATTGGATTCTGCGTTAAGCAAGATATGAGAAAGTTCTATGCAATTAGTTCTATGTGTATGAAGAATGTCTGCAATTTTGCCAGACTTTATCCAGTCGCGTGATGCCAGTGCCTCAAAGTAGTCATACTCCAGTTCGCACAGAAGTAGCCATTCGTTTATGGCCGCTTTGTAGGCATCATTCTCCGTTATAGTATGAGACTTCTTCTTGAACCACGCCACTGTTGTCCTCCCCGATGTATCGCTGAACCATCTCTTCAACTCTTGCGAGAGCTGATGCTGTTTGATCGTCTAAATAAAGAAACCTAAAGTCTTCTTGGCAGCGAATGGAGGTTGTCAATTTCCTCACAGTTTCAGCAAATTGAAACAGTTCAGTCATGCTCAAGGCTATATACATCAGCAAGCTCTCCGTACTCAAAGAGAGGCTGAAACTTAGACGAATCATGTGCCCCAAACCTCAGGTATTCAAGACCACCATCTACAAAGATGCGTGTATGTTTCGCCGGAGGGAGAAGCTCATCCGTTTTCCAGCACGAACAAGATACGAAGTCATGCCTATGGCGCGACTCAATAGTCTCTTCACATACCAAACATTTAGCTGCGTTCCGAATTATCTTTCTCCGCGTTCCAGTAGTCATTCTTCCTCCATGACCATACATACATCACTTCTTTGATCAGAAGATATGCCATCTGAACAAGGCATGCAATAACCAAAACAATTAAAACTAACCCAATGCAAAAGGCAACCCCCACAGAAAAAGACATACAGTTTAATTATTATTTATCGTCAAGATAATGACTATGTGAATCAAGAATTTTATGTCCCACACCATACAGGATAAACACTGCAACTACATACAACATAATGCCTCCAGTAACTATTCTACATATATTGAATATCCTGGATGTGACATATGTCAAGCCCTAAAAAGTCATAACAAAATTCGCTACAGAGGTTGACTGGGTGCATTCTTTGGTCATATATTTACCAACGGCTAGAAGCCATCAAACCACTAGAACACGGAGTTACACACATGAGTGAGTATCAAAAGATTATTTCCAGCGGAAAGAGCAATAGAGGGCGCAAGCCACTTCCCGCAGACGAAAAGGCACGCCGTGCCGAGGTCCAGAAGGAACAGAACCGGAAGCGCTCCGAGGCCCGTCGTCGCGCCGCGCTCGTCCTCCAGCATCGTCACGCTGACGAATTTGAAGAACTCTACAAGTCGGAGTTCACGACCATCATGAACTCTAAGTAAGAGTTCAAAAAAGGAAAGACCCTCAGCCGGACGCTGGGGGTCTTTTTTTACCCCTGTATCCCCTCACTCTTATAAAGTGTAGAAAGGGTAGTTGGTGACACGTGGGTTCAAGTCCCACCAGGGGTACAAGTTCTCACAAACTGAGAAGTATTGTCCATTTAGTGGATATATCGGGCGCTTAGCTCAGCGGTAGAGCAACTCGTTTACACCGAGTAGGTCGGGGGTTCGAGACCCTCAGCGCCCACTATGAAGCATATTATTCATGTACATCAGCAAAAAATTCGCAAGGGCCTTGACGCAATAATTGATCGCACATACAAGGGATCAAAGCACTATAGGAAGCTTGATATTGTTTGCCCTTCTTGCAATTGCGTGGCAGCGACAGTTGTCCAGAGCGATACTCCAGACTCGTGCGGTGCTCGCGTTTGGATTGAGGCATCAGGGACTAATCCAACTAGTATCTGATTAATTAGGGCCTGTAGCTCAGTGGTCAGAGCAGGGGACTCATAATCCTTTGGTCGTGGGTTCAATCCCCACCGGGCCCACTTTTCTTGCGTGGATCAAGAACCCATTTGCCATCCCTTGTGCCGAGGTATGTTTGAAGTTCGTTTGTATCTGGGTGACGCTTGAAAGTCCACGAGAACTCGCAACAAGGAGTATCTTCGCTACACGGGTGATGCCCAAAGCCGCCAAGGGCCTTGGCAATGGACGCAAAAGAACGTACAAGTCGCAAGCAACAGTCGTGGCAGAGCCTCACATAATCATCGTCGGTAACCGGATCACATGGAAAGTTGTCAGTAAATCCGCCGTAATACCCAAACGATCTGGGGTCAAAAGTCATCCCCCCATCAGGGAGTAAGGTTGATGTCTGCTGGGTGGCTGGGAAAGTATTTCCGCACTCGGAACAAATTGGGGCTTTTTCTGTCATAGCCTGCCAACGCTATAGGCTAACAATCATAGCCACAACCTCAAAAACCATATTTTTTGATATTATCCAATTATGGGAAAGAAAAAGAAGTCAGCTGGAGTTAGATCAGGATCTAGGACAAGGATCAACCCCTTGACTGGTCAAGTTGAGACAGTAACTGGAACCAAAGCAGGTAAAAAGCGTACGCGTTTGCCTTTTGGTGACAAACTAAGAACTCACGACCTAGATCAGCAGACAAAAAAGCGCTAACATTTACGGCATGTTCAAGATACCGCAAATGTGGAGACCAGCGCGCCGAGGCATGGCAGGCCTTGCCATTGTGGCTATAGTTTCTTTTGCATCTTGGGTGACGGGATTTGTTATGTTCTCAGTGCTCGCTTTATACGGCTACTGGAGAAGCACGAAGCGCTAACCCTTAACGATTTGCGATACAGAAGGCGTGTAAGAGCTAATAGTGCCACCTTTGATGTATACGACATCACTCACCCTGCTTGTGCTTTTAGTTTGATTAACAAGCAGCTCTATTGATTTCTCAATATTTGATAGGCGCTGGTTTATGTGTGCAATCTGCATTTCAAGCGATTGATCCATAGTTTCCTCCACGCAAAGATTTCCACAAGTATTACACATATTATACCCATAAACGCAAAATTTCAGATACTTCTATGAAACAAGAAACCCCCCGCCTTCAAAACAAGGACGAGGGGTTTCCTGGATTAGCCCTAAGGTAGGCATGTTTTAATTGTCTCACATTTCAAATGGCATCTACGATTAGGTGTACTCGGTCTTTATCGCCATTGTTTTCTACACTGTGATATCTATTAGTATTGTCTATAATCCAAATCTGACCTGCTTCTAGATTCAGGGATTCTTCTCCTACGCTGAATATACAAAACGGGTTTGTTATCACCGGTATATGTATGCGGTGCGTTTTGGCCGTCAACTGGCCCTTGTCCCTGTGTCTCGGTATAACGGTATGGGCTTTAAGTCGAGTGAGCATTGCTTGTTGTACTTTTACTTCACCAATGTGTTGCCTTGCAAAAAGGACAACCTCGTTTGTGTATGCACTAAACCGCTCATAGTTTTCGTGCAAAATGCCTGAGTTAAGCCGATGCTTTAAGTCGTACATCAAGGGAATTGTGTCGGAGTTATATGATGCTGCTCCTCCCGTCTTTTTGCGGTCTTTATATTTAGACCAGTCTTCTTGCGTTAGGGAAAGGACTTCTTTAAGTAGATCATCAAACGATGGCATATATCCCAAGAATAAAAATGCTTCATTTTTTTCATACTCAACCCTACCCAGAGTGTTTGTGCAACTTTTTATTCCCTTTTTCGGGCTCGTTTGCTTCACTAGTTAATCTTTTTTAGCTGCGCTTTTTATTCTGTTTATTGCTCGTTATAGGTCCACCGGCTACCCACGCCCTGCATGTTCTTTGAGCGGCACACTTGAAGTCAAATGCTTCGCAATAACCCAATTCCCCTGCGGAATCAATCGCACCCCATTCATCCGCACGTTCACCACGAGTTACGCCAGTCTTGATGCACGACTTCATTTCAGGAGTAACAATAAACATGACGCAGTTGCCACATCTTTGCTTCTTTGCGGACGCAATATCTACGTCCCATTCTTTTGCAATGTCTTGCCAGTAATCACTGTTTGATTCTGCTGGATTGAGCGGACCATACATCGCTGTTTTTATTGCGTTCCCTCTATTTTTGAGGTTTACTGCAATATCCTTAGTTGCTTTTGGACAAGAATCTGCTTCTTTAATATCAAAAGATACTTGCTGATTGAGGATTAGTTCAGTGAATTTCATGCTTAACATTATCTCATAAATGCAAAAACCCCGCCCACCCCCGAAGGTGTGAGCGGGGTTCCGCTTAGTTGTTATTAGGCTTCTGGAGCGGCGTCAAATGTGACGCTGACAAATGCCTCTGGGCGCTTGACTGCGAGAGCCAGTCTCTGTTCTGCGAGAACAACGATTGCGTTGCGGACGAAGAAGTCTGCATGCTGTTCGCTCACGCGGATAGTTGCCTGCTCGCGGTCATACAGCTGAGCACCGGTGCCGAAGGCGCCGACGAGAGCTGTACCCTCTGGCATTGCTGGTGTGTCAATGACCGGAATTCTCCACAGCTTCGGCTCGCCACCCATGGCAACCGAAACAGCGATGAGGTACTGGCCGTTGAGGTCCTTGGTCAGCTCGATGTCTTCCCAGTCGTTCGGGTTAAGAACGATACCGGTTGGCTCGTAGTAAGCGAGCAACGACAGCGTAGCTGCACGACGGAGTGCATCTGCCTTTGTGTCTGGTACTGGAGTTGCTGCGCCATCTGACCAGTCGTAGGTCTGGATGCCAGGTGTCTGAAGAACACCCTGCAGGTTTTCACCAGTGCCGTCACCGTTGAGGATTTGATCATCCTCTTCAAGGCGCAAGCCGTACATGAGCTCGTTGTCAATGATTGAGCGGAGCTGTGGCTCGTCAGCAAGGACGTTGCGGTGAGCAGCTTCCCAGTGAGCGAGTGTACGTACAGGAGCCTGCTCACCAACGAAGGTGAACGATGACTGTGGCTTAGCAGTGAATGCTGCACCAGTGCGCTCTGCTACAGGAGCAGCGTTGTTCGTGAAGCCAGTCATGCGGAAGTACTCAATGACAGCAGCTGTCGTGGTACGAGCCGGGAACAAGTCACGGACGCGACGTGTGCGCATCGGTGGGATGACAATCGGATCACGCTGAATGGTGCCGAATGAGCCAGGTGTGCCGGTTGGAAGCGCTGAGTAAACATCCTTCACTCCGTAGGAGGTGATGTTTGAAGCGTTCAAAACGAACGGTGCTGGCATGTTTGCGCCATTCTTGCCACCATTGAGTGACTTGAACTCTGGTGAATCTACGAATGCCTGACCGACAGACGATTTGTGGACTGGTGCAAAAGACTGACCAGCAGCAAAAGCGGCAGCTGCTGAATCGCCAGCTGGCTGCGTGCCCCACTCGTCAACCTTCTTCATCTGCTCAAGACCCTCGATGAGGCCCTTGATTTCACGGATGTCTGACATGTTGCGGTCAAAGGCTGACTTCTGATCAGCATTGACGATAACGGTGCCATCTTCTACACGGAATGAATCGGCAATTTGCTTATTCTCCGCCATTTTTGAACGAAGCGCGCCCTGGAGCTCACTTAGTCTTGATTCGTCAAAAGACATTTCTTTCTCCCTTGAGAAAAATTTATGGATTGGTATTTTGAGCGACACAGGCGGCTTAGGTAAGCACCCAGCCCTTACGTCAAATAACAATCTAACAGACTTTATATAGTCTGTAGTGAAAGGTAATAGATATTTATGATGGGAATTCTATAATCTGACCAGATTTCTCTGCTTCGTCAATCAAAATCAATGCTTCTTTGAGCAATTGACGATTTTTAGGAGTATCTGGTACTTCAACTTCTTCAAGTGTGTCATCAAACATCGCAGCCATCAATATCTGCTGGTAGGTGTTGAAATCAACTTCTGATTTTTGATCTTTCATGGTTCCTCACCTATGCGCATTGTGGTATTTAGGTTACTAGTGCTTAGGTACTGTTTTGTGCGATCATCAAAGATTTCCACAACCCAATTACCATTAGGACTCATGGCCTTGCGTGCTAGTAGCACTGGTTCACCGTCTGAATCATTAGCCCACAGGCTGAACTCATTAAAGTTACTCATTTCCATAGCCATAATATTTCGGAGATTTGCTTGAATTATGTCTACGTACTCTTCTGGCACTGATCTTCCAGTTTCTTGCTTTCTATTTCTTATGCGCGATAGCAAAACATCTCTATCACCAACGAAATAGTGCGCTTCAATTTTGTATCCAGCACGAGTCAGTCTGTCTAAAGTTCCTGGATCGTTGTTGAATTGACCACTTGAGTCAAAGACAACATCAAGCTCTTTTCTGATGGCTTCCTGGATGGTTGCGAATGCAATGTTTTGAGATTCCGTATGTGTTGCACCAGCAGCCGATGAGTTGCCTCTTGATATATAGCCGTTGTACTCAGGTATTAATTGTTTCATTTCGTCAATGTCAACATGAGCTGCTTCACGACGAGAAGGAATTCTCCCATCAAAACCATTAAGGCGTTGAGTTGTTTTTCCAGAACCTGGGGCGCCCCCAATGATAATCGCACGCTTTCTTAGCGTTGTCGGGTCGGTGCTATCTCTTTTCTTTGTTACGTAGTCAGTTATGCCACGCATAATTTCACGCCATACATTGTCGTAGCGCGAATCAGTAACTTTTCTTCCTCCAGCGCCATACTTTCCCATAGTGTGCTGACCACTCTGGTAGTCGCGTTCACTGAAGGTACTAGGCATCCTCTTGTCAATGTCAAGCATTTCATTGAGTTTGTAAGACGGCTGTGCCTGCATGGATCCAGATGGCCGACGTCCAGATGGTGTAACTATTGAACCCTTTGGAACAGAGCCACCAATTTTGTCTAGATAAGCCAGCGCGCTAATTTCTACAGGTGTAATTGACGATGTGCGCGTTCTTGCAGTTGACGCCATTGGCTTACTTGAGTAGTTACGCGTAGACATTGCACCAGATATAAATCTGCGATACATGGGGTTATCAAGAAGTGCTTGATCTTGTGCTTTTCTAGCCTGAATAGCTTTTCTGTATTCAGTTGGCGACAGTGCCCTAACCGCACCATCTGCTCGTTCCTCTGCGCGCTTGCGCATTTCCTCAAGCTTTGTCTTTTCATCTCTTAGTCTGTCAACTTTGGTATCTAGGCCATGGAATAAACCTCTTGTGCCACTACCAACTTCAGCATACTCATCAAGTTGCTGAATTAACTTCATAAACGTCGGGTTAGTATCTACTGCCCACTGATACATCCTAAAAGCAAAATCTTCCGACGACTCCCCATCTCCGCGGACTGGTTTTGTCTCGTAGAGCCAAGATCCAAGAACCATTGCCCGTGTGTATGCACGACGCGAAGCTTGATATTCAGCCGATGCTTGATTGCGCGCATTTTTTACTCTGTCAAGCTTCCTATTTAGGCGACGGATCTTTTCATCAATTGCCTTTATTGAGCGAGGAACAGTTGCTCCTAAAGCATCAATCTCGGCATCAATCTCAGCATTTGCCTTGTTCACCTCATATGCATCACGGCGCTTGATCCATGAACGCTCAGCTGCATTTATTGCACGTTCAACGTCATCCTTGTCCATTCCGGACTCTTGTCCAGCTTTAAGCAAGGCGCTGCGAAGGATGCTACGTGGTGTTGAATACTCATCAGCTAGCTCTTGCAACCAAACATCTTCAGATGTGAATTGATTCCACAGATCTGCTCGCTTCTGTTGCGATGCCTTTGACCTTCCACTCCACGCATTTCTAAGTTGCTTGCGTTTTTCTTGGCTTGTAGAAATCTCGTCCGAGATGTCATCCCATGTTCGGTCATCATCGTCAAGGTCGCTATCAATGGCCGCCAACATTTTGTCCCAGTCAATTGACTCTGGATCCTTTAATTCTGGTGGCTCCGGTGCATATCTGTTTGGCTGATCCTCTATCCACTCACGCTCAACCCATGTTGGATTTGCAAATGGTGAGTCTTTCCAAATATCGTATGAATTAATTGCGTCATCAAAGAATGATTCATCGTCTTTAGCGGCTTGCTCGACTGATTCAATTAGCTCTTCATAAGCACGCTCGTACTCATCCTCAACCAGACGCTCCAAGGCATCGTCCCATGGATCTTGATCGGAGCTTGGTGGAGGCGTTACCGACATTGCTCCAGCTATGCGACGCTTAGACATTGACCCACTGACATTTTTGTTTTTTCGTGGTTCGCGTAGGTCTTCATCTTCATACCGAGCTGCAACCGCATCACCAAACGATTGAGCAACAAGGGAGCGCAATGAATTCTTATCGTCTTCACTGAGGTCATATATTGCTGCTAGCTTTGAAAAGCTATCAAAGTCTTCAGGAAGATTAAGTTGACCGCTCTCTGGATCAAGGTATCCAGAACGTAACTCGTTTATTATTGAATAAAGCTTTGATTGTTGTGCTTTTTGTTGCTCTGGACTTAACGCATCTTCACCATCAGGATTATCAATCCTTCTAAGACTTGCTCGCATTTCGTCAGGCGTAGCGCTCAATATTTCTTTGGGTGACCTAAAACCAAATACTGCCTCCAACCTAGAAGCAGGAAGACTTTCAAGTTTTTCAGACGATACAAAACCAATGGCTTCAAATTGGCTCTCTATGTTTTTGAGTTTTCTATTGTCGCCTGGTTTACCGCTAAAAATTGATGGCTCATCAATATATGGAGAATGCATCCATACTTCACCCTTTTGCGAATGGGTGATTGTAAAGCCTTGATCAATTGCTTCATTAACCCATTTCTTAAGCTTTGGATCTTGAATACGTTTCATTGCTTGGGCGGTTGTTTCTGGCTGTGGAGTCGTTCGTGTTCCACGACGCAGCTGTGCAATATCTTCAACCCTCAGAGCACCAGATATACGGCGAGGCCGTACCGCTGATGGTATTACTCTTGGCGTTGATGGGCGCTCAAATGCAGTTCCCTCTTGCACTAGACCATCTGAATCACCATCAACAGCATTTGGATCATATGGTTCAGTATTTCTAGATATACGGCGAAGCTTTCTTCCCAGTGCTTTAGTATCCTGCGTTTGACCAGACTTTGAAGATTTGCTCTTCCATGGGTGACCTTCAGGCAGCAGGTCCGAATCTCCAACATAACGAAGATTTGTTGGTTTACCCTTATCAAGCATTTTGAGGAATGCGTTTACGCGTCCGTATGCCCACTGGTTGCGAGACATGCCTGGTCTGTGTGAGCTTGAATAAGCACCAGCGCCGCGCCTAAATACCGCCTTTAGCGTACCAACGCTTGCCATGGCGTGACTTGGCCGGCCAAGTTCAGACATCTTCTTGTTGTGGATACGTACTTTTACCTGAAGTGCTCTAACTATGTCTTGTGACAGATCTATATCTTTTGCGCTTGACGCAGAAGACGCTGAACCTCTCTGGTTTTTAGAGGATCCAACGATTCGTTCGGATGGTTTTGATGGGGTTGCAGCTAGGCGGTCTTTTCTAGCCTTGCGCATTTTTTTGTTATTTTCACTCATCATTCAGAACCATTCCAATACTGGTAGAAACAAAGCGCCTACCATCGAGCATCCTTGACTGAACCTCAATAAATTGAATTACAGAATTGTTTCTTTGAGACTTTTCTAATATAGCAATACCAGCAGACTTACCACGCATCATTCTTGTGACTCGCCTAGCAATTCTCTCTTCCGTAGCTCTTTCTCTTCGGTTGCGATCCCTCTGTGCTTGAGGTCCAATTCCTCGCCTACGACGATAATCGGATTCATTTGTGCACGGCATCCAAGCAACGCCACCACTAGTAGTTGAATATCTACGAATACCAATGCACCCGAGCTCGCGCGACCTCTTCAAGGCCGATGTCTGATTATCAAACACATCAGGATCCCCAGGACGGATTATCATAGGAACACCAAGAGAGTCCTTAACGTTGACAACCGTGCGAGTCGGCCATGCTGATTTCTGCGAACCCCTAGAGCGCCTATTTGGAAGATTGTCCCTCATTGCATCAAGATGTCGGATGCCTTCAACATCTTGTTCCTTTAGCACTCTGAGTACCGTTCTTAACCTCTTTATGCCTTCTTCGGTGAAGTTCATTGAGAGAGTTTCATCATCCTTTTTTACTGCGCCAGCTTGCTTGATTGCCGCAATTGCGCGCATCAGTGAGCGCCGGCGTTCTCGAGACTGGGTTTTGGAGTCTCCATACTCAAATTTCGGATCATTTAGAGCATCTTGCAGATACACCATCATGTCCGTGGAAAACTCATTCCATTCTCGCATTGATATTCCAGATACATTAAATGTCTCTGGTTTGGCCGGCGAACGCGAATATAAGTCCTCATCAGGCTCACTATCTAGGTCCAAGTCTCCTAGAGCATCACTTAGTTGAGGCTTTGGCGGGTTAAATCTACCCCAAGACATTGCTCCAGAAACTCTTGGTTTAGCAGGTCTTTGAAAAGGGGTTGCATCCTGAACTAGTCCGTCATTGTCACCATCAATGGCGTTTGGATCATATCTTTCAAAAATGCGACGTTTCATTGTTTTTTAGCACCGTTTTGTTTGCCCTTATTGTTGTCTGGTCTTTTGAGTACACCAGCTGCAATAAGAGTGTCAATATAAAGCTTCCCGACTCCAGCAGGCAATGTTGAAGCAATTTGCTGCACATTCATTATACGCATTTGCTCTGATTGCGTGTGGTTTGAGTGGCGCGAGCCAGATTCTGGCCAGTTATTTATTTCATCACATTCTGCAATATTTTGGAAAAATAATTCACGTTTTTGTGGGTCAAACGAGTTAACTATTTTCATAATTTCTGAGTTCATTTGTACCACCTAAACATTTCTGGAGTTGTTTTTATATATTGAAGTAATTCCGAGTACTCGAACATCATTGATAGATTTGCGTCAGTTAGGCCATTCATTCCGGACTGAGCTCCATAGATGAAGTTAATGTGATGGCGGGCTGCCTCAAACCCAAGAAGCTCAGCGGCAGCTACTCCGTTTCGCCACTCACCATCTCGGTCAAAACTTAAACCAAAAATGAAATGATTGAGGTCGTGTATATGCTCAAATGGAGCTGCACCACCAGACGAAAGCAACTTAAACTCTGGATCGCGCATCCAGTCAAGAGCGATATCTAGATATGTACCACTGTCGGATATGCCGTATCGTTCCGATGTTTCTGGCAATCCAAGCTTTTCACGAATAGCCTTAATAATTGGGTTGTAATACTGAGCCAACTCATTCAGTTTATCTGAGTATGCAATTATTGAATCAGTTTGTTCTTTTGCGAATCGCCCTGCCTCGGTATCCGCAAACTCAATGTCTAAATTATTGAGCAATCCACGAGGCGTTGTGTCGTAGGGCGGATTTTCCTTTACGTACCGATCATGCTCTTCCTTGTCATAGACAGGCGTTATTGGGGTTAGATATTTCATAAGAAAGGTCAAACCTATTCCTAGCCGGTCTGACTTTGGTGCATTGTTTATTGTGTAGACATCTTCGCCATCTTTTGTTCTTGCTTTTAGAGTCTTACCATCCTTACTTCTTTCGGGTCTCCAAAATTCAGCAAGTTCTGTATCTTTTATTACTTGGTTGAGTATGGCTTCGCTAATTTCACGAGCCTCGTCATCATCGGGCTGGAAAACTTCAGTCTTTATCCTGTCACGGTTTGGGCCAAATTTATCGGCTAGGCCAGGTATTTCTGGAAGGCTCATAATTACGGACCCAGAAGGGCCTTCAGCTAGCTCAACCTCTGAAATGCGTTGCTCAGGTTTTTCAAATACTGGAAAAGCTTTTTCAAAAGCATCTTTTTGCTCTTCGTTCAGTTTTGAGAATGCAGACATTGATGCGGTTACCGCTAGTGGTCGTTCAAATGCTGTTGAGTCTTGAACTAATCCATCACCATCGCCATCTTCAGCATCTTGATCAAAGCGATCCGTTAGTGATTTTTTCTGAAGAGGAAGTTTTCTATCATCTGGACATGGTCCGGGATTGTCCCAATAATCCAAATGACCGACATAATGCTTTGTATGAGCCCTGTAGCTTTCAATCATGAACCTTACAGAATTGAACTCTTTACAAAGACCAAGAACCTGGAGAGATCTTGCCATTTTCCATATACGCGTTCCATAAACCGAGCTTGGTGACTGACCGTTTGCAAAGTCTGGATTATCAATCCATTCTTCCTTGTCTAGATCCCACGCCAAGGCAGATGTATAAAGTCTGGCAGCTTCAGCTACAGAGTCAGTAAACTCTTTGTTTTTGCGGAGTTTTTTAATGTTGGTTTTGGCTAGGTTGTAGCGTTCTCCATACGCTATTGATCCGCGGTCAATGGGAAATGTCCACCAGTCATAATGCTCTGAGTGAAATTTTTTCCAGTTTGAATTATTAGCATATTCTTTGAATTTAGCAACTTGTGCTTTTTGATCTTTTATTACTGATTCATCTCCACCATATGGAGCATCATTCCAATAGCGTTTTTTCTTCTTTTTTGCTCTGAACTTAGAGAGCCAGTTTGACCCAGTTTTTTTCCGTTTTGCTGGTGAGGAAGGGCCTTGTGCGCCAAAATCAAGCGTCATCTGCACGGGTTTTGATGGACGAGAGTTTGGAGCATCGGCGGAGCCAAGGGAGTCAATAAATGACTCATCTAGCGCTGTCTCCTCGAGCGCATCGTAGTCTTCCTGTAGTTCTTTTAACTCTTCTATGGATAGACCCGCAAAATGCGGATACATCCTATTGAGCGTATCTTCACTAATAGATGGGTCAAAACGGTCTGAGACATAGTCTTCAAAGTCAATCAAGTCATCTGTAGAAAAAGCATCAATCAGCCTGAATGGCTGAGCAAAATCATCAAGCTCATCTGTTCCAAAAGAATCATCCGGTAGCAAGTTTCGGTCAAGAATGTAACCGCGCACAAGATCTGCATGCTGTGAGTCTGGAAGACTTGCTAGATTTGGATAGTAATCAGCTAGAGATTCTCTATTTTCCCCAGATAATATTGCCTCAACATACTCAGGCACTACATCAAAATCGTCTGAATTTAATTTTGATAGTATCTTTTTATATGCTTTTAAGGCTGACTCATCCTCGTCATTTATTCTTGCCATTGCCCCGACGATGCGCCTATTTGATGAAGGTCTTTTACCCATACGAGGTTTATCTGGTCTTTGCCAAGATGTTCCATCTTGAACAAAGCCATCTTCATCACCGTCAATAGCATTTGGGTCAAACCGCTGATTCAGGTTCCGTATGCGTGGAAGAGCCTTTCCAGAAACCTCAGCACTGACTAGTCCTCCACCTGGGAGGGTATCAATACCTAAAGGGCCACGCTCCGAAAGATTCTCCCAGTTGGAACCACGTTTTTTGCGTTTGGTTTTGCGATATACCTGATCAGGTATATCGTCGGTAGCCTTGTATTCGCGCTTTGGGTTTGACGTTTCAGCTTCGTTTGAGATTCGCTGAAGAGTTTCGTGCGAATCGCACGGCATCCAGTTGCCGTCACCGTCTTGGTGAGCACCAGAGCAGCCTAGATACCCTGCAACCTTAAGAGCTTCCTCTTTACTGCTTGCCATGGCTACACCATGAAATTATCTATAACTAAATTGGAACTCTTATTATCTTTGATATAAGCTTTTGTTGCTTCTTCTGGGGATTTGTACCTCGACGCATACATCTCGGCTTCTGCTATTTCTGTTTCAAGATCCTTCATAAACTTGTCAAGGAAGTTGTCTGAAAATGTTTTGGAACGATTAATAGCTTTTTGTGCATCAGTGATTGCTTGAACAAATGCTGATCTGATCTTTGACAATTTCTCATCGCCGCCAATTTCATAGTTCAGTGGCGGAAAGTTGGATACTCGATGAAGCTCAGCGAGACGTGCGTTGAGCTCTGCCTGTTTTTCAAGTTCGTCTTGGCTCAACGATTCTTCTTCAAGCCAGTCTGCTGAAATGTATGTAGCTGCCATGACTATCTCCAAACTCTATCGCCGTTTTCGTCAGCAATTCTAGCCAAGAAATTCGTTATATCTTGATAACTCCGAACACCTGGAATGGTTGCTGCCCCAGTACGATTTAGAATAACAACAATATCTCCGTTGCTACCCATATTTACCGATGTAATTGCTTCGGTAAATTGGTCATCAGTAGTTTTATAAGAGTCATCATAAGTTGTCATTGCGTCAAAACCGCCAAATACTGAAATTGTTGATGCATTTGCGTGCATTATGACCTGTTGGGCCTTGCGGATCTCGTCATTATATTCTGTTTCATCGTCGTTACGCGGGTTTGGTATTCTTGACATTTCTAACTGTAGCCAGTAATCAACAAACGCGTCAACATAAAGATTTAATCTATTTCTTACTTCATTACTAAAGTTTGTATCAAGTTGGTTAGATTTCTTTAAAGAAGCTATTTTGTCTGTAACCGCTTCAAAATCATTAATGTCAAGAGTTTGAGATGCTTGGCTGCCATACCTTCCGCTTCTTCCAACAGCTTGTTCAAGCTCGCTAACGATTGTTTGTATCGTATTTGAGGCTGCTGTCATTTGGCGATAGTCAGCAAAGCGTGTGTTTCTTGGAAGAAGAATAACCATGCCAGCTGCGCCGTACCCACTGAGTCCAGGACCCGTAGCGAAATAATCTCCCCAGCCATAAGCTGTTCCGCCCTGACCAGCAGCAAAGCGTTCACCAGTTTGCCACTGCTGAACCATGTCGTCACCAGTTACTCCGGAAGATGGGCTCATGTAGCGGCTCAGGATTACCCACTTATGTTTCCCATTATCGTCTTTTTCAGCAAGCATGTTCGCTGCTTCTTCTTCGGTTACCTGAACAGGAAGGTCGCTGTAGCCGTTGACTGTAAACAAGGCAGCCATCTGAGCTGCTCCGCCAGAAGAAGCTTCCTTAGTTGATCCCGGCAATTTTTTGGATTCATATGCATCCTTCATCGCAACGAGCAACTTTTTCTCGTCGTCGGTGATGGCTGGAGTTGGATTTAATGGCGAGACGTCGCTAAATAGTTTTCCAGATTTGTGTTGATCAACTATTTTTGTTATTTCGTCTGGTGTTCTGGTTACATCAGGTACAACACCGAGTTCTGTCGGGTCAAGCCCTCCACCGACACGCGATTTGCCAGCTTTTCTGTCAATAGCTTTCTTTATTTGAGTGTTTGACCAATCAACATAGCTCTTGTATGACTTGCGTGCTGACTTTTGAACTTCTTCAAGAATTTTATCTTCCGAGAAAACTTCAGAAGCAATTTTTTCAAGTGATTCAACAAATTCACCATGACGTACTAACTCGCGTTTTTCAGACTCTTTGAACCCAGCCCCGGGTGTTTGGAATCTCTTTATTAAGTTATTCCGCGTTGAGAGTGAAGATGCATGAAGTGATTTGAGTTCTTCAAAAGCATCAACATAATCAGTACCGTCGCCAGAAAGGACTGCTTTGTTTATCTTGTTTATCAGTGATCTAAGGGTCATTTCACCGTAGTAATTTGATGCATGCTGACCTCGCGGCCCGCGCCAATCGTACAGATTACGCGCGCGTGTGCGAACTATTTGCTTCCACCCAGATGGCAAAATAATGTTATTGTCCTTAAATAGTTTATCTAAGTACTCATCAATTGTTTTTGGTGGGTTTGCATCATCCCAAGCGCTGTCTACTGCAGTAGAACTTAGATTGGCAACTGCAGAAATAGCGTTTGAATATCCAACGTCTGAGATATCAAAGCTAGGCGCATAAGCCAAAACAGTTGGAAGGCTGACACCGCGACCACCTGAACCAAAAACAAAAGATGTAGCGGCGCCTTTTGATAGCGGTTCATCTTTTGGAAATAGGTATTCAAGCAAATCACCAATTGTGGTTATACCTTTCATGTCATTTAACCAGCCTGGCCGACTGTAGGCATTTTTGGCTAATTGACTGTCAACTAAAAAGTCTACGGACTCAGACCAGGTCTTAAATGCTGGATTAGAGCTGGTGCCGACACCTGGGACAAGTGACTGGTTTTTACCATCAACCCTGACAGATGGGTACTTGACCTGACCTGGCCCACGGCTAGAAACTATTTGCGGAAGTGGTTGAGCTTTTGCAGAAAGCGCAACATCCACCGAGTCAACAACAATTTGATCTGAAACATCAACTGCGAATCCAGTATCTGGGTCAACCCATAGAACCGTACCCTTCGGATCACCCTTAGGAATCAAGCCAGTTACATCAGCGCCACGCCAGGTAGAAGGTGATCCACTTGCTGGCTTGCGTTGTGCAGGAGGTGCAGGAGGTGCAGGAGGTTGCGGCGGAGCAACGGGGGTTTTACCCGTAGCCGAAGGCTTTAAAGCCTGTTGTGTAGTTGTTGGTGAGGTCGTTTTCTTATATGTAACCCAGTTAACAGTCGGGTCATCTTGGCCTGCATCAGCAACTATACGATGAGCAACGAGCTCGTCATTTTCAACGATTCGGTAAGTCCTACCCAGCTTACGATCATCTTTTGGACCGTACTCATATTCCCACATTTGAATGTATGTGTCACCAGAATCATTCTTCTTATCAAATATACCAAGAACTGTTACGTCGTCATCTCCAGCACCTTTTGGAGCAAGTGTTGGAATATTATTTTGTGCCTCATCTGAATCAGTTAGATCGTTCCATCCACCAGTCGCCCGCAGGATTGCTTTAAACCTATCTTGTAGGTCAGACCATTCAGCAGCGTCAAATAATTCCATTATCACGCTGTCTACGGAATAGCCAAGGCTTTCTGCTTCCGCTGTATCAACAAACCTAAGCGGGTACGCCCTATTGGCGGGATCTTTCACGGCTTCAGAAACGTCTTGTGTTTCTGGCGTAGCTACGGCGTTGTCTTTTTTCCTATTTGAAACCGATATAAATGCATGCAGCAAATCATCTTCGCTGAGCGGTTCATCGTCATCATCCTTAGGTATGAAAGGAAATACTTTTATTAGGCCAATTTCAACCTCAACCTCAACATCATCTTCATTAAACTGGCTGACCCTAACCAAGTATGCCCGCGACTTCCCACCATTAATGGAATCAAAATCAACCATAATCATGCGCTGATCGGGTGAAAGCATTACCTTTACTGGCTTTTGTCCATCTTCTGCGTTGGGCGGAACAAGAGCTCCAATAAGCTCATATTCTTGCGGAGTCAAATCCTGTTCGTCGTTGGAGTTATACGCATCAGTAATATCTTTCCAATATCTCGGAGGTTTTCCAGTCCTAGACATGTCTGCCAGGTCTCTTGTCTCCTGTGCCATCCCATCAAAGTCATCATTATCTCTCACGTAATTATTTGATGGTATTGATCCGCCCCTATTGACAAGACTTGAAGATACGCCATTTACTTCAAATGTGCTGTCTTTATCTTTTACATACGATTCGCTTAAGAATGGAGTCTTGGCATTGGCCCTAGCTTCTGTGTAGCTTGTCATTATGTCGCCAAAAAACTTTTCAGCTTCTTTATCATCTTCGTCTGCTGGTGTGGGAGATTTTGGTGTCAGCGCAATAAAGAAATGAGGTAGGTCGCTATCTTTACCAGCGTCTCGTATCGCCATACCGTTTTCATCAACTGGAACATCTGGAACGATGCGTAGACCAAGGCGTTCAGTATTGTCAGTTTCATCATATATGTCGTATATGCGTGCTGTCTTTCTATTTCCATCAGCGTCGTCATACTCGATTACATAGAGATTTATGCCCTTAAGGGTGTTGGCAGCAAGTAGCACCTCACTATTTTTTAGGCGAATTCCGGTAAGTTTTTCAAGTTTATCGGTATCGTAAAAATCATCCAACCATTTTGATATTGCTCCGAAGTCTGGATCACGACTTACCTGGGCATCAAAGTCCCTGACACTGTTTTTGAATAAATCGGTCTCTGGCGAGTAATTGAGTACATCATCAATTTGTAGACCCAAATCGTCTATTGCTGTTTCTGAAATGAAATCAGCAGGATCATACTCTTTATCGGAGTCTGTATCTTTTGGGGTAGGTGGAGCCGGGGGAGCAGGGGGAGCCGGAGGAGCCTTCGGAGTCCTTGTGGGCTTTGGAGTTGATGGAGCCTGCGGAGCAGGTGTTTTATTCGCATCGTCATCACTAGTGCTTGTCGCAGAAATGTTAGCTGCATCCAATATTGCTTTACGCAGTTTTGGCTTTATGTCGTTGAACTTGGAGAAGTCGTCATTCTCCTCTATGTCGCTAAGCACTAAGAAGTTATGGAGATATGTTTTTAAGATCCCAGCCCGTTGACCATCTGTTTTCTCTAGTTCAGCCAAGAAATCAAGAATTTCGTCTTCGCTGAGTTCATCCTTTTTCTTCTTGCCGAGGCGCTTGCGCCAGCCCTTATCTAGTGAATCTAAAGCAAGAAGCGCCTCACTCTTAACTGAAGATTTTTGATCATCCGAGAGCGTGTCCCAGTCAGGAAGTAGTTCACCTTTTTGTTTTACTGTCTGCTTATTTGCTGGAAAGAAAAGCCCGGATCGGTTTGTTTTAGATAGAGCTACCCTGCGACGCCGCGAACGATCAGAGTCTTTTTTGGGTCTGACAAATCTAAAGCGTCTCTTCTTGGGGGCATCGGTGGTATCTGGAACATCTACATCAGGAGCATTTGTTGGCGTTGGTGCCTTTGGCTCTGTGTATGTTTCGTCAAGTACTTCTGATGCTGTTTCGCCAAGGCGCCTAGCAACTCTGTCACGGAGCCTATCGGTATTACGAGGCTTGCGACCCTTAATCTTTCGTTCCTTCTTTACCTTCGGTTCTTTTGGCGGCTTGGGGGTACGATCTTCAATATCGCGAACCATGTCTCTGGCCAAGCGTCTACGACTCTTTGGTACACGCCTCTTTTCGGCACGATCAACCGCTGGGGGTGTTTCTGGCTTTGAGCCACGCACTTTGCGAGGGGTTTTGCGCTTACCTCTAGGTAGTTTGGTAACTGAATCTTTGGGAGTCTCTCGTAGCTCTGCGCTACGTACTCGCCTGCCACGACGACGCTTTTTGGCTGTGGCTTCTATTTCTTGCGTTGCTTCTCTGATGCGCCTCGCTTGACGACGCGACTGACCAGAAGGTTTATCTCCGATATCTCGCAGCTTGCCCGCTCCGGACTCTAAGCTTTCAGCTATGCGTGATGCGACTATCTGAGTGCGTGTTTTATCAGCGTTTGCAGCCCGACGCGCATAACGACGACCATACTTATCAAGTCGCCCCTGTTGTCTACGTTCTCCAGCTGACTCAAGAGTTTGTCCTAGCTTTCCCAGCTTTTGCAGGTCATCCCCAGAAGCAGCGATTAAGCCACGGCCAATTCTTCTAGTTGCACCCAGTGTGCACCCACGCCCAAATCTGTTTGTAAATTGACCAGCCGTGTCCCCAGCGTTAGGAGGACATCTCCATCCACCACCTGGCTTGGCATCTGGATCCCAGACTGCACGCACGCCCTTCACATGTAGCAATAGTGAAGAAATGTCCTTATCAAGAATAAACGCCTTGACTTTGTAGTCAATTAGGTGCTGCTTGTAGGTGACATCTATTGATGCAATTAGTGCATCAGTAACTGGCCACATATCAATTTCGTCGCCGTCTTCCTCAAACTCGTCATAGATAGACGAAATGAACTCATCGTCTGGAAGACTTTTTGACTCAATTATTAGGACTTTACTTTCTTGGCTATCAACTATTGATGTTGGCAAAAAGTTTGAATATTCAGAGTTTGCCGAAGTTACAACTGTCGGCTTAGAGCTAAATAGATGAGATGGCAGAATTGAATCAAGATCACTGATGTCAATATCTTGATTGTTGAACCACCTAGCAAATGTTTTAGAGCGATCAGTATTGCCATAGGCAACATATTTGTTATTCACATTAAGCAGTACAGCGAATAGCGAATCTGATTCAGAATCTCTAATATCAATAACTTTAGCCATTACTTTAGTCCAATAACCTTCAAGAACTGTTCTTTTGACTTACCAAGGCGTGTTACGCGAGATTTGTATATCTGCTCAACAATGGAAAGATGTTGTTTTTCATTTGAACTCAATTCGCCGTCAAACATCAATTTTTTACGGAACTCGTCAAACTGAAAGTTTTTGGCTCGTTCAAGCAGCCTCTCCAACAACATAATAACATTCCTGCGTTGTAGTGCAGAAAGTTTCTCAAAATGCGCCAATATTTCCTGCTGTCTTCTGTCAAAGTATTCATTAATGGCACTCATTGAGTCCGAACTAGCTCCTGCTCCATCGGACATATTTGCGACCGCTGTTAGGCGGCCACCACGCCTATAAATATCGAGTGACTCCGGGTTTCTGGGCTTTGAGTTCGTCAGGTAATCACTCACGGCTATTGATATAAGGCTTTGTGGATCAACGTCACTAAGTTTTGCATCAACTAACTCATCATCATCACCCATTACGGTGCTAGTCGCTTCTGTTAAGTATGGTGCTCTTGGGCCCTGGCCGAGACGCCATGTTCTCGGTGACTTGATTCCAAGTGCAGAGTCTAGCTCTGACCTAAACCGCTGATTTACATACTCAAACTGGCTTACTTTTGAGTGCTCAAAATATCTAGCATTAGCTCCACCATCGTGAAGAATTATTCCATTTTTAATCTTGCCAGTTCTATACAAAGAACTGCGCTTTAAAGCAGCAGCCAATATTAAGGAAGAAACTCTGTCAATTGATCCACCGTTGTTTAAGTGGCGGACAGCTGCGGCTAGATCGCTTATCCTTTCACCAAATTCTGGCTCGTTGTTTGAAATTGAACCGCGCTCAATCTTTGGGCGTTTGCCTCCCTTTGCGCGCAGTAGCGTCTCGTAATACCAGCGACGAATCATTTTCTTATTTTTTGATCCGGGTAGTGAAACTTCAACTAGTTCATTTGGGTTTGTAATGTTCTTAAAATCTTCTTCATATTTTATGGCGTCGCCCATTTCGGCAGCTATTGCTTTCATTCGTGCTGCTGGGTCAGAAGCCGTGCTAACGCTATTGACAGATCTTACAGTTCTGCCTAGTTTCCTACGCTCACCAATCGTTAATGGACGAGCTTTTGAAATAGATAAAGTTGCACCCTTTGGAAGAATGTATTTTAGTTGCAAAATACCAGTATTGGACAGAAGGCCCAATTCGTCTTCGGGGGCTACATCGCTGAGCGCAACAACGGATGTTATGTATGTTGCGCCTTCCATGTCTCTATTGTCTGGAACTGTCCTCAGCACTGCAGGAGATACAACTGGTGTCAGAACAAAACCATCACGACGGATCATTCTCGTATTTTTTCCAGGCACACCAGCCATAGCTGTTGTTATTGAATCAATTGAACGGCGTGACGCGCGGGAGTTTGATGCTGAAACTTTTGGAATCTGTGGATCACGGACAGATGTAACTTGTCCCTGTGTTGCAATGCCTCTAACGATTCGTCCAGAAACGCCATCGCCAATACCCCTACGCCTATCTGTTGGGGTAGTTATTTGAGCAATTGACTCTCCAAGTTGCTTGGCAATTTCAAACAACTTCTTGCCACATGTTGAAAACCGCGAATCAGTGAACCGTCCGCCATATTGATAGCCTTCTGGACACCTGTAGCCTCGATCTGGTTTTACGAAACCAGCACCAGGGAGATTGCCTCCGCCTGGAGTTAATGCCGATGTTACTCCAGAACGTATGGGGCTTCTGTATTTTGAGATGTTCCCAGGGGTAATAAATCCACCAAGCGCCTGTACTCCTTGTAGGTAGCGACTTGATGAGCCGGTAAGGCCAACCTTGTAGTAAATGGATTTATGATTTCCATTTCTTTTCGCCAGACACTTGTAGTCAATGACGTCTTGAGTTTTGCCAGCAGTATCCAGCGGGAGCTTGTATACCTGCGCTTGCTTTACGGCAAGAGCTGGCATGTATGTGCGCTTCTTTAGACCACGCGGTTTATCGCAATCTTCACAACATGCCATTTCAGAATCCCGAGCACTTCCCGCATTCACATTCAGATTGCTCTGGTTTCCACCACTCATGCGGAACTTCAGTTTCTTCGTCAGCATCACCAATATGTATCCAGTTGCTGTCATCTGCTATGTACATAGCAAATTGCGGCTCCATTTCAACAAAATCACGCAATACTAGGTTTGCGTGCTCAAAGTCTGCGTCTGTGATCACTGGAACAAACGGCTCGTTTGGTGCAATTACTCCCGACCACTCCATCTCTTTACGTCCTTGGCGAGATGTGAGCTTCCTCAGCCTGTCATCAAATTCGCGATCAGACCATACACTGCCCCTCACGACGCCTTTCATTTTGCGACGGCAGTTCTTCATTCCTGGATGGTGACATCCCTCATTTGGCCATAGTCCAGTAGTCTCGTGGTGTAGCCAGGCGCAAATATTATTCAGGGGGTATAGCTCTGGGTGGTCAGCAAGAATCACACGACAGCGCCTAAAACCACCTGGCTTTTTCATTATCGGACGCCAATAGCGCAGCAGTCTCTCTAGGTTGCCTCTTCTTGGGCCATATCCACGAAGCACATCACCAGTAACTGCCTCTTGGGCAACAACATCTATGCCTGAAGCATTCTGTAGAGCGTTTAGCTGAGATGCGCCTGGCGCTTTTTTAATAACTATATTGTTTATCTCTGCAAAGTGTTCAAATGTCATTGCTCATCCAGTTCTTTCAATAATTTTTCAAGCTGTTTGCGGGAACCATCTGGGAGGTTTTTGGCAATTTGGCGCAATTTAGCAAACTGTTCTGGCGATGCTTTTATCGAGTTAAGCTCCGTATTTCTAAGCTCAGAACTTGGACTAACTGCGAATACATCTTTTATTCCACTCACTACATTAGCATCTTCAATAATCCCAGAAATGTCAGAAGCAGACATTGGCCTAGATCTCGCGCGATCTGAAATTTGTGGCTTGAAGCGATCCATTGAGTCATTGAATCCAGACTTATTAGGCTCGTATCCACCGCTCTTTACGCTCTTTGGCGGCTTAACACTTACCAAGGAGTCTTTTGAACTAGACAGTTCCTCGTAAAGTTTTTCATGTGCTCTGCTACTCATTTGATACCCAACACTTCTATTGCGTCTGGATGAATCGTATTGACCCAACGACGACCACGATACGCCCAGTCAAGCCACTTTACAATGTTTTGCTTGACAAGTTCTGGGATCATGTAATCCTTTATGCCGTGGCCCGACATTAGGAGAGCATGTAGTTCGGCAAATATTTCCTGTGGTTCAATATCGCCTGGCTCAACCATCAGACCGCCATAATACGGTCGTTTTGATCCGTAAGAACTAAATAATTTAGCTACATCTAATAAAGCCCGGCGATCAATTGGATCAGTAATTCCGTCCCATGTCCTTTGGCTTATTTCCCTGAAAGCTGCGCCTTGATAGCCGTCAACTCCTAATTGAGTTGAAGGATCATAGAACATTGCAATGTCAAGATCGTAGCTGTAAGCCTCGTATGAATTTGATGGTGCTAGTTGCACATTTGTAACGGGATCATCAGGGAAGAATTCTTTATATATGTCTGATTCACGGATGTCTTCCATGAAAATTGGATCAGTAAGTATTGCCATTACTTCGTCTACAACTCGCTCGTCGGCAATATTCTTCTTGCCATCTGGACCCATGTCTTTTCCGTAAAGTGAATGATCAGCTTCAAATGGAACAACAGTATAAATAATTTCTGAGTTCATAATAAAATCACGCAGATCAATCATATTCCGACCCGTGATTCGTTCTGCTTTTAGATTTGCTAGAGCATTGATGTACTCTGTTCTTTTTTGCTGAAGTGCTTTAGCGATTGATACATCTTTTGTCTGGCCTAAAGAAACTTCAAGTTTTGCAATCTCTAGTGGCAAATCTAGTATTGCGTCTTCAATCTTGGGAAGCAATGCTTCATAACGATCCGCTTGAATTTTTATAGTCGGCAGTATTTCTCTAGTAATTGTTCCAGTAAATATTTGTTTAGCATAACGCTTAGCCTTTGATCTAACGGTATCAACAATTGCTTTGTCGCGTTCTAGTGCAGTTGTTCCAGACATTGACTCGTCATATGACAGAGATTCGGCCAAAGCATGGGCCATTTCATGGTGTGCAATGTTCATGACTGCACCCGTTTGCGCAAGAGAGTGAATTTGACGGCGCTCAGCCTTGCTCATTCCACTATTTCCGGAAGAGTAAGCTGTTTTCATTATCTGTGTACCAATATTGTCGCTTGTTGAGTCTTTGTTGGATATGTAAACAGGCACAGTTTGTCCTGTTCGCGGGTCTACGTACATACGCATTGAATCACCGGAATGCTGACGAACAAGAGCTCCATCTGTGGCCAATTCCATAAGAAGCCACTTTGCTCCAGTTGAAGTGGAGCGATCAACGCCACCACTCCTATCAAACTTGGAAACATTGGATTCAACAACGCCAGTCACTCCACCAAGAGAATCGCTTTGCTCGCGTATTGCGTAGCCCCAATCCTTTAATTCTGGTACTTGCATTGCTACTGAAATAACGCCAGCAAAAGCTGATATTTCTTCATTTGTTAAATCTCGATCATTACTACCAAAACCGGTGAATTTGATTTCTCTAAATATTTGCGCCAATGCGCTCTTTGCGTCGCTCACTTTTCGCAGTGGGCCATATTTTGATTCAACGCTTAATATTGTGTCATCAACATATTTTCTGACATTATCAGCAGACATGCTTGGAGTTTGCTTGATTCTGTCATTATCTGCAATACTCCAATCTTTTATTTTGCCAGTCATTTCATCAATCATGTCGCGCAGTAATTGCTCAATATCGTTGAATGATGATCCTTCTGATTTTTTAGGTACAGGCCTTGACGTAGAACCTTGCTCAACGTCTCTCAACTTCTCGCTTACCGATGCAACACCTACTGGGCGCTCAAACTGCGTTGAATCTTGCACCAAGCCGTCGCCATCACCATCTTCAGCTCTTGGATCAAACCTGGCCGTTAAAAGCCTGCCGATGCGACGCATCTTTCGCGGCATCGCTTTTGCCTCTATCTCAACAAAATGTTCTTTTGTCTGTCCGACATTAAGTCCCATGAGCCTAAATACTTTGTATCTGCCGTCGCGTTTTACATCGTTGATTAAGTTCAATTGACCGCTACTCATAAGCCTGTCAAGAATGATCATATTATGAAGATCTGCAGCCCATACACCAAACTGCTTGCCGTCAGTTTTTTCAAACCCAGCCATGCTGTCTAGGATTTCGTCAATACCAATATTGTCGCCGGCAGACAAACCCATTCGCTGTCTAAAGATCTGCTTAAGTTGACCAAGGTATGTATCAGCTGCGTCAACTAAAATATCTTTCGCACTATCCTTGAGGCCGATGGTGTCTAGTTCTTGTCCTTTTTCTTTAGGGCTTTGCGGTCTGCTTGCGTAGAACTCCCCAGTGCGACCATCTTGCCTTACGTTATTTACAGTTGAAATATCTGATGTGTAGTTATTGATCTTTGGTGACCTGTATCTACTGCCCTGATTTCTGAGTCGTGATTGATCTCTACGCTCAAGTGAATCAGACAAGAGCGCTCCAGCGCGTCTCTTGGCTCTGTTTACACGTCCACCTTGCTGTGGTGAAAAACGTGGACCACCAAGACTGCGTGGAACTCCATCAGCATCAACTGGAACATTGAAACGATCCGCAAATTCTTGTTGAATTATTTTCTCTAGGGTATTTTTATCTACTGCACCGATAAGGCTGGGATCTGCGTCTGCCAGCAATGAGTAGATCATTTTATAAGCTGCATAAAACTCAGCATTTGCTTCTATGCCAAAATTGCCACTTTTGTCAGTTGCGTGTGAATATTCCGACCCGACGATGTTGGCAAGGTTTTTAAGATTATCCTGTATCCCTTGGCTTGGATTTACGAGATCGTATAGCTCACTATATATTGCTTCAACGATTTGCTCACGTTTAGTTTCATCAGTTTCTAGTGGAAGTGCATCCACTAAAGGCTTGATATTGGGATGTGAACTTATATCTAGAACTTTACGATTTACTAGTTCGCCAGTTGCTGTATCAAGAACTTGCATATCCTTGGTTTCAGTGATTCCTGCCTGGTTTAGCTTTGCTCTAAAGTCAGCAAAATGACCGAACTCATGAGTTCCTACTTCATGTCCAAATGTCCGCATATCTGGAGGTGTTGCAAAAAGGTGCCTAGGATTGTCACCCGATACATATTGATATGTACCTCGTAGTTGCTCTGGTGCCATCAGGAGCCCAAACATTCCATCGCCATCAATTGTTAATTGAGCTAAGTCGCCACCAATCTCCTGTGCGTCAACTAGCTTCATTGAGCCAAGCATTTGAGACCACTCGCGATTATCGTAGGCTTCTAGTAGAAATGCCTCAATAAAACCCCACCTAAACTTCACATAGTCAGCAACTTCTTCGGCGTCAGAAAATTTTTCCAAAGGAATATTCAGAAAGTCATCTATTTCTTTTTCTGGCACATTAGGAAATGACTCCCTCATTGCTTTTTTCATCTGACGAGCAGAGCGAAGGCTGCGACGGCCAGAGATTAAGCTGCGTCTTCCAAGACCTTGGTAAGCAGCTTTGCGTCTAAGGGCAGCGCTTTCCTTGAGAAGCCGTTTGCGTAGGCTCAGCTCTTCGTCACCAACGACCATATCGCCGTTTGGCGTAGTGGCACGTAGACCTACTGCAACAGATCCATTTATTGATTGTTTTGCGACCCGAGCTGCTCCACGCGCAGCTCCACCAGCAACAGTTCTAGCTGAAGGAATCATGCAATTTGATAACTGTAGGTCAGTGAACTGACCGCCGCCTGGGGTTTCCTCTGGACACCTCAAACGCCCTTGATCGTCAAATGGGATGTTCCTTGATCTAGCAATTCGCAGCAACAGGTTGGGGAGTTTTGAATCATCCCCGAGTGTCATTCCCAAAACGCCTTTAGCGTTAAAAGTCTGACCGTTAACGACAAACTTATCTGGGTCTTTTATTAGGCCATAACCAGTTTCGTCATTATTTGGGCCGAGGCGACATACGACCATTTTGTGCCCAGGCGGAACTAGTGGTACTGGATCACCTTTTTTGAATGTTGATACAAAGTGATCGTAGGGGTGTAGTTTTTTTTCTGCCTTAGCTTTTGGCGTGGCATCGGTAATCGTCTTCTCTGGCTGCTTTTCTGCTTTGTGGCGCATGCCAAAGGATGATCCTTTAGCTGCAAGTATGCGCGATTCGGCCCACCGAGCTGTGTCTACTGCGGTACTTAATTCGCTCGCTTCAAAACTCATTTTTATATGCGAGCCAACAGACTTGGTGCTAAGGCGCCAAGCGTCAGTAGACGCCGTGTTGCCATCATTGCTATCCGCCGGCGAGCCCTCATGAATACCATCAGGCACGTCGCCTCCAGTTTTAATTACTCAGAAATGATTTCTTCTGATGCAGAGGTTTCTTCTGTAGCAACTTCTTCAACTGCATCCGCAACTTGTGGCTCCGCAACTGCCTCTGCGACCGCCTCTTCAACAGCTTCAACCTTAGGTTCACGACGCTTTCTCGTCTTAAATTCCTTTAGTTCTTCTGCCTTATTTTCAACAGCGATCATAAATCCAGCGGGTCCTGGTTGTGACTTCTTCTTCATCACTTCTCCGTTTCGTCAACGCCGTGCTCAGTTGCGAGCATTTCAAATTCCATTAGAGATGCAAGGAAGCTTGCTTCTTCAGACTTTTCTCCGCCAGAGAACTTCTTCTTAACATCTTCTGGCACCCAATTACTAGGAATGAGTTCGTCAAGACCGAGCGACATGGCTCGCTTCATGATGTGAGCCTTCGTGGCTTCTTTGTCCTTTGCGCGGCCATATGCCTGAACTGCGTTCCTAAGGTCGGCTTCATCCTTAATTGGGTATGAACCATCTGGTAAGGCATAGCCTTGCTTGGCCATTGACATTCTTGACTCTTCGCTGTAAGCACGCTTGAGCGCAATCTCCGCTGCCTCTGCTTCTATTTCTGAAGCTTCTTCCTGCGTGTACTCGTCGTAACCAAGAATTTCGCCAGACAATGAAACAAAGACATCATATGACTTTCCGTCAATGCCCTCTATCTCAACTGCATAGCTGTCGTATCCCTCAAAGATGTCTGGCTCAATTGCAACAACATCGCCCATAACGCTCTTTGTTGCGATATCTGCTGCTTCCTCAAAGCCAATCATCTTGTTGCCCTCAAGGGCCGACTTGACTTGAAGTACATCCTGATTCAAAAGCTGCCATCCGAGGCACTCACCGGTCTCGCCGTCAAAAAATGCCTCAACAGGACGACCGTCTTTGCGCTCAATGTCAACAACAAATAGGTCAGCCTTGTCGGAGAATCCAGAATCAAGGACTTTGCCACTAAACATATCTTCAGCAATTCCTTCAATTTCAAGAAGACCAGGCATTGAACCCTCAGATACGCAGCCGCCTGGGCAGTTATCGCAAACCGAGGACCCACCAGGATAAACCTTGCGCTCAAATGCGCACATGAAAGCTTCCTCGTCAAAGTCAGCTGACTTATAGCCCATTGAGTTCATACGGCGCATACGCATCTTCTTGCGCATGGCGACCATGTCTACTTCTTCTTCTTCTTCTTCGTCTTCGTCTTCGTCTTCTTCTGACATTTCATCAGATTCTTCTTCAGACTCGGCATCCATGGACTCGTCGTCCATCTCTTCCTCGTCGTCCATCTCGTCTTCGTCTTTTTCGGCCATGAACTCAAGGATCGCTTTTACATAAGCATCATCGTCCATATCTTCATCGTCAAGTTCTTCACCCATGGCCATGTAGTCTTCAACCATTTTCTTTGGGGTCTTCTTCTTGCGGACTGGAGCCATTGGCATTGCGTCCTCATCGTCCTCGTCTGAGCCCCACATGTATCCACCCTTGACAGATGTAGCCATAGCTCCGCACTTTCCGCAGACCTTTGCGCCGGGCTCATAGCCACATTCAGATAGATCTAGACCCTTGGCACACTGGATGATTTCACCGTCTGCATCTAGTTTGACTATAGCTTTTTCGTCCATTACGACTCCTTGTATTGCATTGACTTTGTCAGGCAACCTTTGGGATTAGTGCATCCTCCACATGGTTGCATTCTTTTTTCGCCTGTAACCATGCAGTGATACTTATGTTGAAGATTGTTTGAACCTATTGGTTTAGAATAACCCATTTGAGCCCCACTCTGTGGGTACTTTGGTGATTTCTTATTCTTTGCCATGTGGATCAAAATCCTAATCTGTATAACGACTGGATCATTTTATACTAACCCGAATACCGTAGCTTTGGTGGCTTCTTGATCCGAGGTCTAGCTTTTTCAGCATTCCTCAATGCTTCGAGCATTTTGGCTCTGTTGATCTTGACATCCACGATTCGCATACCAAATTTTTCAGCTGCTTCCGCCTCGGAGTGATTGCTGAGGTAGAGCAAGAAGCTTTTCGCATTGGGTGTCAATACTTGTGGATGATTATTAATTAAATTAATGATTTCTGTATTAACGCCTTCTAGTTTCTGATCTGCTTCAGTATCAATGATGCGATTGTCTGGAGTGTTGAGATTAAATTCTTCGTTATATCGTTTAATAAATTTACCGACTAACGCTTGGCTAACTTTTAAAGCCTCAGCAATTTTTTCGTATGATATTCCGTACTGTGAAAAAGTGTACATTAATTGACCTTTTTCCAGAGACGATAAATCACTTAACCCAATGTCAAAATCCCTTACAGATCTGTCCACGGTTGATTTGTCTACACCGAATGCCTTGGAAACTTCATCTTTGCTAAATCCATATTTTCTAGCAACTGAAATAATTTTACGCTTTTGCTTAAAAACGCTTCTAGCAGAAATGTTATTTTTTTTCAAAACGACAGAAACATAGTCGCTTGTCACTCCAACATCCTGCGCAATTTGATTTGGCCCAATGCCGAGTCTTGCCTGTCTTACGATTTCTTTGATGCGCCCGCTGCGATCCACATTTGAAGTGCTTACATTTCCTAGCTTTTGTTTATTACGTGAGGCGCGCCTAACGGTCGCAATGCTTACTCCATATTTCTTAGCTAGGGCTTTTGCTATCTCGGCTCGCTCTTTTGGAGTTTTGCCTTTGGCTATTTCTTCGGCCATTTCGTTGCTTCTACGCTCAAATTCAGCTACAGAAGATGCTTGGTTTACAGTTCTTCCCACTCCTGTAGTCATGCTTCCGGAGACCGCGCGACGAACTGAGGGTCGTTCAAACTGTGTTGCGTCTTGAATTAGGCCGTCGCCGTCACCATCAAATGCGTTTGAATCAAACCTATCGGTAAGGCGCCCTAGGCGGCGTGCGTCGCCTGTGCGCCTCAGGCTTTTAAATCAAGACCGCTAGCAACAGACTTGACTACAGCACTAATTGCATCTATTGCGTCTTCGTCCAGGTAATCCATATCCTCGATAACTAAAGACTTTGTTTCCTGCTGTATGGAAACACCGTAGTAATCAAGCACGGGCTCAAGAAAAGATTTAGCCCCCATCAGGGCCTCGTCGTCGCCAGTAATCACAAGGTTTACCTTGTTCTTGCCGCCATCAGATGAATCTATGACTTCCGCCAAAAGCTCTAAGGCTTGTCTTAATTTGCCCATATTCCTGTTGCTAATAACGCGACCACTCTTTACGTCAATGTCGTTTCCATATGGTGTTGAAAGAAAAATTTTAGTTTCCATTATCGCCTGTTCCCATAATCTCGCCATAACTGTTGAAGTCTGTTTAAATCAGCTGTTGATATTTGACCATTGTCAAAGCGCTCTAAAATTCTCTGAACTATTTGAAATCCGCGATTTTTCCTAGCCCAATCAATTGATTGATTCTGCTGTCTTGTGAGAACCCTTTTGCCTATTTTTCCACTTTGCAGTTGCTTAAGCATGTCGTCTAGCCCTTGGCCAGATCTGGCCCCAAACTGTTTTGCGGTGTCATAGTCGAGTTCATACTGCTCAACACTGCCATCACCCATATTGAATATGACGCGGTTTGTCTGTGGGTCATATGCGGCATCCGATACTCGCCTGCTACCTCGAGTATCAAACTTCATTAAATAACTAGGAATTGCTGGCCTGTCTGGATTATCTTGACCCGATCCAGTCATTGACCCAGACACGGAGCGCTTGTTCTTGCGACTACGAAGAACGTCTAGGAAATCTTCCACGGCATTGGCTGGGCGAGGCTCCAAAACTGAGTTTGCGTGGATCCTCTCAGCTTCGCTTTCGCTAACTTTATGTTCTTCCGTCCTACCATTAATCAATGTAAAACGAGCAGTACCAGACTCTTTGTCGTAGGTAGCGTCTTTTAGGATTCTTGAACCACGCGTGTCAAATGATGGAGTTTTGTTATCTTTGCTCCATCCAAACTTTTCTAGGTGTTTTCTAGCCTCTTCGCTAAACCCTGAATATTGCGGCTTGGGGCGATTTGAAATAGATCCAGATACGCGAGGAGTTTTATCTTTTGGGTTATCACCCTCAGTACGACGTTTCATAGAGGCAATTCGCATTTCAATTTGCCTAACTTGAGCACGTGTCATATTCATGCGTTGCGATACGTCATCGAGCGACATACCGTCCTCTGTGCGCATTTTCCAAATTTGATCACGAATTTTCTTGGCTTGGCGCATTTCAGATTGTCTCACCTCTTCACGCGTGATGCCAAAATTCTTCGCAACTTCATCCAGCGACATGCCGCCTTCTGTGCGCATTTTCCAAATCTTCTCTGGTGTCGGCTTGCCCTTTGCCATTGAACCAGATATCCGCGACCCAACTGGTACTGGTCTTTCTGGCCGTGGCCCAGGCGTTGGCGTTGGTGCAGGGCTAGGAACCGATGGTCTGACTGGTGGGCGAATTGGCTCTCTTGCTGGCTCCGGAACCTTTCGCGGTGGATTCATTGGGGGCATCATGCGAGGCGCATTTGGGCGCTCAAATGATGTGCTGTCTTGCACTAAACCGTCTTCGTCCCCATCAATTGCATTAGGATCAAAACGATCTGTTGCCATTCTCCCCATACGTCTGAGTTTGCGACCAACAGCCTTCTCTTCTAAGAAGTTAATTGCCGTCAGTAGCGCCTCGTAGCCCTCTTCTGACATGGAGTCACTGTTTGGAACAACAAGACCATCTTCAAGACTCTTGACATCAAATCCATGATATTTAGCTACAGCACTAGCTACCTCTAGCAATTCATCAATTTCGCTTTCGGATTGGATAAATAGATGAATTCCAGGGTTTTCACTCTTGAAAGCATCCCATGACGGCATGTCATCAATGACATATGATTTCCCACCACCACATCCACAACCACAATCATCCTTAGCCGGCTTCATGGCCACTCCGCCAAATGCCGCTCCAAAGTCATCATTGTCGTCGCCTACATATGCATTTCCTGGAGCGCTTTGTGGCTTGCCAACAGGCATGTAAATTGTCTCTGGCTTCACCGTTTCAGCATTTCCAAACATGAATTCGCCATCTTCGTAGTGATAGCCGACTCGGATTGTCTGCATATCTCCGAAGTCGTTCATGAGGTCAAAAATAACCATGTTTTTATCTGCTGTACGGATTTTTACTTTGCCGCCAAACCGTTGAGAAATAGCCTTGGCAAGGTCGTTAACACGCCCAAATGCTGGATTCATCTCCTCGTCGCCAGTATAGATACGGGATGTGTCGTAGCTAGGGTGGCCTTTTTTCTTCACATTCTGGTATCTCTCAAGGAGTCGCCGGCCTTTAGCTGCAAGCTCTGCTGCATCGGATGCATTTTTAGGAACTGGTTCACCCCATGCAGCGGCAGCTAGCGCTAGACGAGTCGGCTTGCCATTTTTGCCGACAAGTGGGCCAGATGGGTTTGTATAGAATCGCGTCAAGAACGAGCCTTTACGACGCATTTTCTCTGGTGTGTCAGCTGGGCCCTTGACGCCTGGCTTTAGATTTGCGCCTTCCTTCTGCTTAAAGTACTTGCGCCCTGCTGGCGTCAGGCCACCCTTTGGATCCCTCAAATTTGCTGATTTGCCTTCAGGCTCAGAAGGCACGCAATTTGGCACCATTTTGCCGTTTTTGCCCTTCTTCATTCCTACCTGCTGGTAACCGGGCCAGCAAGGACTACCTGCCTTGCTTTCCGGATCGTCGGATTTGATTGAAATTGTGCCAGTCAGCTGATTGGCTCCGTGGAGAACTGGGGAAACCTCATAGAGTTCAACCTCTTTAAGGAGATTTGCTTGCTGAACTGGGTCAAATACTGCGTCAAGGGTCTTGTAACCAATTGACCACTCTTGCTCTTCGCCAAAGAAGGCAACATTATTGAAAGCCTCACGACCACGCTCAGAACGCAAATTAAATTGCACTCTTGCATAAAGTCCACCAATTCCGGCTTTTTTCATCTTTAGCGGTAGGCGTGGATCATTCGGTGGCACCTCATATATTTCCAGAACCTTACCGATTGGCTCATTCCAGTTATGACCCCAAACAACTCTCGGCTTACGTCTTTTAAGACTTGCTCCAAAACAGTTCGGGAGGCAAATATCGCCAACAGAATCTTTATTGCCGATGCCAGCAACGAAGCATTCAACGATGCCCTGCGCTTCGTCAACCCCGATTTGAGCTGGAATTGACTTGTATTCTGTTGCAAATAGCGATGATTGGTCAGACATTTTTCCTCCGAGTCATAGTAAATAATAACTAAGCAAACACTGGCCTAGCGGAAGTTTATGATGAGTTTTATTAAAGTCTACTGATGACTTTTATTAATCTCTGTCAAAACGCAACTTACATCTGCAATTGATTGTCAAATGTGGCGGTGCAATGGGGTCTCCTGGGAAGCGGAGCGTATTGTTCCCCACCTCAAATTCTTCAAGCAAATCAATCGTCTTGCCTTGGAGTATTAGATGTTCTGGTCGTACACGCGTATCTTTGCGTGTAACCCAAGTCTTTGTCATTCCGCCAACTTGCTTTCCAGCAAAGTATGTTCCTGCGTTAAAAGCTGTTTGAGACTCGTGTTCAGCAATGACCCTACGGCGCTTCATAAGAAGATTAATAAATATTGCTGCAAGAGCTGCTTTGAGCATGCCCGAGCGATCCTCATCTTCCGAAAGCGCCAGCGCTATGAGAACTGCAGCTGCGATTTCTTCTTTTGTCGTCGCATTTATTTTCTGCATTCGCTTTATTTGTTCATCAAGGTATTCATTTACTTCTTCATCATCAAGCTCAGCAGGCATGTTGGCCTTTTGCGAAGCCAAAGATGCTGCATCAGAAATTATTCCTTGAATGACAGGGCGCATGTCGTCTGATAGTTGCTTGTCCCATACTTCCGAGTCAAAGATTGCATCTATGTCCAGAGATCCAGACTGCAGGCCTTTCTTAGCCTTTGCCCCACTTGATTTTTCTAAAACGACACGCTGTTGACGCTCAATAAATCGCTCAAGGCTACGATCAAGAATTTCTGCCCATCTATTCGAGCTTTCGTCAGCCTTAACTTCCCACTCGTCGTCCATTTTATTTTCAGACTTGAATTGCATACCACCGTCGTATGCCGACAACAGTCCCTCTGGAGATGGTGGCATTGCTGTTTCAACTGGTGGCGCACCAGCTTCTGCTGCAAGGGCTGCAGTCATGCCCTCTTGTGGCATAGGTGGCATACCTGCTTGGCCAGCTAATGGCTGCTGAGGTGTAACCATTTGCTCGGTTCCAGGAATCATTCCTGGTATTGCACCAGGGGCACCCATCATGTCAATTTGCTGTTGCTGCGTTGAGTCAAATGGCTTATTCGTGTAACCAATTGGCGTCAGGTTTGGATTGGCAAGCATTGCATCCATTAAGTCGGACTCAACTGCTTTCTTACCAGTTCCTTTGCGATATTCGTTGCCACTTATGAGGCCATTTTGGAACTCATCAAGCAAGTAACGCTCTCTTTCCTGCTTATATAGAATCAGTACAGGAACGTCTGATGTATCAAAGTCAATGTAGTATTGCTCATCAAGCTCGTCCAGTCCGCGCGCCAAAGAGTCAAGATGTGGAAGCATTGTTTCGTTCCAGAAAACGCGTAATTCTTCATTTGCGTTATTAAATGTGCGGCCAGCTGCGTTGCCTATGACTGACTCAGGAACGCCAAATGCTGCAAGGATTTCTTCTTTTGTTATTTGGCGCATCTGTATGTAGTTAGCGTCACGCGGCGATGAGCCAGTGTCTACGAAGTCAACACCCTCATCTGAGGAAAGTACAGTTACAGCTCCAGCCCTATTGAGGTTGCCACGGAATCTGTTTCTAATTTCGTCTTTATCGTCATCATCAACTTCGCCACGTAGAACTATTAATCCACCTGGACGACCGTCATTAAGCAAAAAGTTTCTGTTATATACCTTCGCCAAGTTTTCAATTTCAATTGCTATGCCAGCAGCTTCCATTGGCGTAAGTGATAGATATGGGTCTAGTGGGTGTGGACGCCTAACCCAAATGACATCCTGAGGCTTCAGTAAGACTTTTGTGCCGTTGCGCATGTCAACTTCAAAGCCAGATACAAATGTTCTAGGATCTGGTATTGGCGCCGTGTGTTGTGGCGGTAGCAACTGAAGAGCAATTACTTTTCCATTACGCCCGCGTACCTTTTCAATGAAAGCACCACGGCTCGACATCAAAAGTTGTGATGAAAGCCTGTATCTGAATATGAACGAGTTTTCGCCCATGTTCGCTTTCGTATTAAGTATTCTGAGCAGGTCGTTATCGCTACTGCGTAAAATCTGACCGTCTGGCGAATTGTTCTTGCGCAACATGGCTGGCAGCCGTGCTTGGTTGCCGGCGATAGCGTCAATGCAGCGATTAACCCATGTTACTTTTTGAAAGCCTTCGCGGTATGCGCGCTCAATGTCCCACGAGTCCTTGTACGGCTTTCCAGCAAGACCAGGATTGAAGGCAATTGGTGCACCAGGGGTCAGGATTGACTTGGCCTCTGGTGAATACAAAGACTTATTATCAGATGAGTTCCAAGGCATCTTTACTCATTTTTACTCTAGTCCCAGAAGGAAGCCGAAAAGACCGCATGTAACGCCGGCGATGAGAAAACCCACCGCTGGAGCTATCATAAAACCGCCAATTGATGTCATAATTATAAATGAAAGCATCATTGTATTGGCGGTTGAGCGCCTATTAATGCGCCCACGAACAATTGCCAATGGCGATCTGCGTTTTTGTTTGTCATCGTTTGTAGCCATATTTTCCTATACAACCATAGCCGATAAAGGCATACTAGTGTATGAGCACTCGAAGTGAGCAGGTTTATGACTGATTGGAACAAAGTTCTTGAATACTTACAGCCAAAGGTTCCTCCATACTGCCCTGAGGAACCTTCTATTACCCAAAAAGTATTTCTGAGGACATACGGACTAGAAGCTCTATTTGGCGGAGCTGCTGGTGGTGGTAAATCTTCTGCACTTCTAATGTCGGCGCTTCAGTATGTTGATATCCCTGGATACTCAGCAATTCTTTTCCGTAGAACCTACGCAGACTTGTCCCTCCCCGGTGCCCTAATGGATCGTTTTAGGGAATGGATGAAGAATTATGACGAAGTTAGTTGGAACAATAATAGCTATACAGCTACATTTCCTTCAGGTGCAAGAATTTCTTTTGGATATTTGAATAATACAAACGACTATTTGCGCTACAAGGGTTCCGAGTTCCAGTTCATAGGAATGGACGAAGTTACGGAAATCCGCGAACAGGACTATCGCTACCTTTTCTCCCGCTTGAGACGCCCCTCCAACGGAGAACTAGCAACCGTTCCGTTGAGAATGAGATGCGCCTCAAACCCTGCTCCGAACTGGGTTAGGCAGAGATTTATAGTTGAAGGACTTGAGTCTGGCCGAGTATTTGTTCCATCCCTACTAACCGACAACCCTGGAATTGATGCCGACTCGTACCGTCTGGCACTGGCTGCCCTTGATCCAGTTGAGAGAAGAAGGCTCGAAGAAGGCGATTGGTGGAGCACAACTCTGGGAACGCTCTTTGACAGGACTTCTTTTGTGCTCATTGATCCTGTTGAGGTTCCTCAAGTTACTGGCTCCGCTAGAGCAGTTAGGTTTTGGGACTTGGCGGCGACTGAGCCATCATCAACAAACCCAGATCCAGACTGGACGGTTGGCACATTGATGCTTTTTGACCAAGGCATTGCTTATGTTCTTGATGTCAGAAAAGCCCGTGTCAAGGGAGACAAGGTAGAACACCTGATTGCGCAGACAGCCGCAGAGGATGGGCATGCCGTGGCGATAAGAATGGAGCAGGAGCCTGGTTCCTCAGGAAAGGCTTTAGTGGATCAATATGCTAGGTATATTCTTCCTGGCTATGATTTTAGTGGAATAAGGTCAACTGGAGATAAGTTGACCAGGGCACGCCCATTTGCCGCTGCCGTGGCCAACGGCAATGTTCGCGTAGTTAGAGGATCGTGGTTAAGCGATTGGCTAGACGAGTTCTCATCATTCCCGGAAGCATGTAATCACGACGACCAAGTTGACTCTGCAGTAAGTGCATTTACACATTTAGCTGGATTGGGCTTGCCACAACGCAGACCACTTGCTATTTTAGTTTGACAAAACTAACTACTGCTAGGAGAACAATTGAATAACAGTAACTGGCCCGATCTTGTTGACGCTTTGGCCAAGGCCATGGCTGACATTGATGCTGCTATTTATGAAATCAAAGGGTCAGATGACCCGGAGACTGCGTGCGCAAAACTTGTTGACATCCATCGCCTGAAAGGCGATATGGCAATGGTTTATGATTCCGCAACAAACGCCGTATCTGAAGTGATGCGCGAAATGAGTGAAGTTTCGCTTTCAAATGGTATGCGCATTGAGAAGAAGACTGCGTCCTCTCGTAAAACATGGAATCACAAAGATCTTGCGAATGTCGTCGCAAAGCGCATCGTTGAATCATCCGTTGACCTTGGAACTGGAGAGGTTGTTCTGTCCACGGAGCAGATGATTGAGAACATGCTCGTTTATGTTCAGCCGTCATATTGGCGTGTCAAGGAACTCTCCGCTATCGGAATTAACGCAGATAGGTTCTGCGAAGTTGACGAACCAAAAACCAGCATCATTGTACGAAAGGGATCAAACAATGGCTAAATCAACAGAATCAGCAGAAATGAAAGCTCTTTACGAGCCGTTTCCACCAGAGATGGAGCGCACCCTCACTAAAGGTGGAGCTGCCCTCACATATATTCCTGTCAGCGAAGTCATCAATCGTCTTAACAAGGTAATTGGCCTTGATAAATGGAGCTTCGTAATTAATTACTGCGAGCGCGACAAGACGGATACAGACTTCATTGTTGCGCATGTTACATTCACCGCAACATTCGGAACCGGTGAAGATGAGCGGAAGATCTCGCGCGATGGAATCGGCGGTCAGAAGATCAAACGTACACGCGCTGGAGACATTGTTGATCTCGGTGATGAGATGAAGGGTGCTGTTTCTGACGCACTTAAAAAAGCAGCTCAGACTCTCGGCATCGGCCTCTATCTTGCTAGGTCAGAAGAGGCCATGGAGGTTGAGGTTGCTAGTGAAATTCCACAAGTTAGCCCTGAGATTGAAACTCTTTGGAATAACTTCGTTGGCCTTTCAAAGAGCCTGAATGCAACTGCAAAAGGTATCCTCAACGATCATTGGGTTGAATTTTCTGGCGGTAGGCCAAAGCCAACCAAAACAACCGCAACAGTCCAGGATCTGGAAGCACTGATTGCAAAATGTGTTGAACTTAAGTTCACCGACACAGACAGCGGAACAAATGACTGAGCTCAAACCGCCTGATTATCTCTCACCTTCGTCAATTTCTACATTCCAGCAATGCCCGTTACGGTTCAAGCTGAGTCGTATTGACAAAATGGAAGAATTACCAACAGAAGCAACTCTGCTTGGCAACTTTGTTCACGATGTTCTTGAGCTGCTCTATAAGGTGCCAGCCGAGGATCGGAGCTTAGGAGTTGCCAGAAGCCTCAGCACAACAGTGTGGAATGAGAGTGGCTGGGAAGAAAAAGTTCAGCCATTCCTCAAGAGCTACACCATGAATACATTTAGATGGAACGCATGGTGGTGTATTGAGAATCTTTTTGGCATGGAGGATCCGCGTCTCGTGAATCCAAATGGGGTTGAGCACGAGCTGAACGGCAAAATTGGTGGAGTCCAGATGCGAGGCTTCATTGACCGTTGGTCAGTAAACAACAATGACGAAATTGTCATCTCCGACTACAAAACTGGCAAGTCACCAGCGCCACGCTTTGCCGGATCAAAGTTTTTCCAGTTAACTGTTTATGCTCATTTGCTGGCTCAGGAAAAGCAACAACCTGTTGGCTACCTTGAATTACTCTTTCTCAAAGAAGGAGTACGTCTTGATAAGCATCCGACACCGTCTGATTTTTCTCAAGTTGAGGAAGTTGTGGTCACAGTAAAGCAAAATATTGACAAATTGTGCTCTGGAGGCGAGTGGGAAGCTGTGCCAACGAGGCTTTGTGACTGGTGTTCATACAAAAAAACTATTTGTAGCTATTGGAGCAGTAAATGAATGATGATGTATTTGCCCGTCTTGTTGCGGAAGATGTGAAGAACAAAACCTCGCATACTCAGAGAAAGATTCTTCGTCAGCCGCAGAACTATGATCGCTGGAAACGTGCTCTTCTTGCTCTTTTGCGTAATGTTGAAGAACAGATTGATGACATCAAATACGACATGAATGCCGACTGTGGGCGCTATGAAGCCCTGGGTGGCGATGGCAAGGCACTGTTAGAGCACGCAAGGAATGATTACGAGGCCAGGCTCAAAAAGATTGAGCGCTTCAAGTTCCATGTGTCAAAGCGCCTTGATGAGGTTGCAACAATGATTGAAGAGGATGATCAAGGCGGATCAATTGATCTTGATGCCGACATTCTTGCGTCTGCAATCAGGAAGCATAAGGCAATGATGATTGAAATGGATATGGAGGCAACGCCAATTGACAAGGCTCTGTGGTCAGTCTTGGAAAATGAGTGGCTCTTTGATTCAATCAGCCAAGACGAGCTTGCTTCATACCAGTGAGACACCGCTCCAAGAAGAAAGAAGCTGAGTACAGGCTCCGGCGACCACTTGTGGAGCGTCTTCTTGGTGAACGGCCATGGTGTGAAGCGTGTCCAGTGTTTGCGCAGCATGATGGTGTATTTACATATACGCGAAATCAATCCGTTGATGTTCACGAGTTGGTAAGACGATCTCAAGGCGGATCAATACTTGAAGAGTCAAACCTGATGTGCGTGTGTAGGAAGTGCCATACAAGAATCGGGAACCATCCAGCATTAGCATTTGATTTAGGGCTTGCGAAACGCGGGTGGGAGGGCAGATCAAATGATAACAATGGGAATTGATCCGTCGCTCACGTCAACCGGGATCTCACAGAATGGTAAAACTGGCGTAATAACAACTAAACTGACTGGCATTCCGCGCCTTGACTTTATATCAGGGGTTATAGTTGAGTTTGTTAACGTAAACCATGTTGAGTGCGTCTCTATTGAAGGTTATTCCTTTGCTTCAAAGAACTCACAAGCTCACAGTATTGGTGAGCTCGGTGGCGTGATTCGCCATGGGCTGTGGAAAATGGGCATTCCAATAATAGAAATACCACCAACAAGTAGAGCCAAGTTCGCTACCGGGCGAGGCAATGCCAGTAAAGGCGAAGTCATATCTGCTATTTCTGCAAGGACTGGAATAGTTTTTGCTGGAGGTGGAGGAAATGACGAATGTGATGCATGGGTAATAGAAGAAATGCTGAGATACAAACTAGGTCAAAGCATCATTGAATGGCCAAAATCATCAACTGATGCATTAGACAAGATTGACTGGTCTCCTTTAGAAAGGGCTACTAATGAATGTAAATAGAACGCAACCAATTAGTCAAGTTGATGTTGAGAATGAGCTTATGCGCCTTCTCTCAATTCTTGAAGAGGAAACCGAAGCCTACGAATCGCTGGCTGAAGACGCGGCAAAAAAGGAAGCTCTGTATAAATCAAATTGGGCCAAGGAGTACCTTTCCGCAAAGGGTTCAATCAAGGAGCGCGAAGCGTGGGCGGACTACAAACTGTCCGAAGAGATTTTTGATCATAAAATTGCCGAGGCAATGGTTAAGTCAAAAAGAGAGTTGCTCACATCGCTGAGAACTAGTATTGACGCCCTTAGAACGCTTAATGCAAACATTAGATTCCAGGTTGGTAACTCATGAAAATACACCCAAGTTTAATCGAGTTTGAAATTGAAGTAGACCTGCTTGTCCCTCTGCCAGGTAATCCCCGAGTTGGCAATGTGGACGCAATCATGGCTTCATATTCTGAATTCGGGCAGGTAAAACCGATAGTAATTAAAGACAACGGCGATGGTTCTTTTACGGTAATTGCTGGAAATCACCAACTTGAAGCTGCACGGCGTCTTGGGTGGCAAAGAATTGCTGCGGTGAAGCTTGATGCAGATGATTCGCGAGCAATTGCATTTGCCCTTGCTGATAACAGAACAATGGAGCTCGGACACACTGAGCCAGATTTATTGAATGAAATGCTTTCTCAGGTTACTGATTTTTATCCAGAGTTAATGGAAGACCTTGGGTGGGACGATTTTGAGATGGCCGCAATAAACGAGCAAGTTAAGCGTTTGTCTGCTAGCGATATTCTTTCAGAAGGTTATGTCCCACCGCAGATCATAAATCCATTCATACCAGAATCTGATGATGAGGATATTAAGCCAAAAGCCGAGAGACAGACAATGTCCATTGATGCAGCTTCAAGAGGAGCTGCCGCTGCTGGAGTAGCTCCTGGCGCAAAAGCAGTTGTTCAATACACGCTCATGTTTGACGATGCTGATCAGCAACGTCATTGGTACGACTTTATTCGTTACCTGAAAAACTCAACTGTCTACGAAGGAGACACAACCGCTCAACGGTTGATGATGTTTATAGATGCACACACAGAAATATAACTACGACAACAATTTTAATAGCTATACAGATTTGGAAAACTACAAGAAATGGGCGTCAAATCACGGACTCCGCATAATTGTAGAGTTTGAGGAAAGCAATGGCTGGTCTTGTTGCTTTTGTATAGATACAGAATGCATTGGGCATAGTTATGGAGATGTATTAAATACATCAATATACGAAGCTTATGCTCAAGCAAAGAAAGATCCACGACTGGCATGACACGACAAAGAATGTTTTTAGATATGTCATGCGTAGATGCTGCGCGTGAGCGCATGAGGCACATTTACGACACATTTGATACCGTCTGCGTGCAATTTTCTGGCGGTAAAGACAGCACGGCAATCCTCTACTTGGCCAAGGAAATACATGAGGAGCGAGGACTTGGGCCAGTGAAGGTCATCTTCAGAGACGAGGAGATGGTTAGCCCTGTTGTGATTAAGTTTATTGAGGAAGTACGTAATTACGACTGGGTTGACATGGAGTGGTACTGCCTGCCCCAGGGTCAGGAAATATGGGTTCTTGGGCGAAGGGAATACTGTCTTCTCTGGTCCGAGAAGCGCCGCAAGCAAAAACGGCTCATTAGAGATATACCGAAGTGGGCAATCAGGGCAGAACATTTTGGACTTGATCCGAACAAGCCAATTCCTCAATCAATTGACTACTACACGATGCAGGGAAAGAAAGGGCGAGTTGCCTACATAACTGGCGTTAGGGCAAATGAGTCAATGATTCGCTACAGGTCGTGCGTACAAAAACTTCACGAGAATTATATAGTAATTCCCTATAAAATGAAGTCAAATATACCGTTGCGCTTTGCAAAGGTAATATACGACTGGACAACCGATGATGTTCTCAAATTTATTACAGAAGAGCATAAAGCGAGTTACTGCGAATATTACGACTTGGCCAGTCTTACGGGAAGTAATACTCGCGTTGGTATTCCACTCCATGCTGTTGCGGTTAGGCGAATCGGTGACGTCGTGGTCACGGAGCCAGAGTTCTACGACAGACTCGTAGAATGCTTTCCACAGGTTGACGCACAGCGCCGCTGGTGGCCAGACTTTGACATTGAAAAAGTCATCATGACATACGCCAAGGAAGAATGGAGTGGCGTAAAGCGTTGCATTGAAGAGAATGTTCTTACACCCGGCCTCAACCAGCGGGCAATGGCGTTTGCTTCGGAGTTCCGCAAGAAGCATAGAAAAGATCCACGCTCATACCCAATCCATTGGTTAATTAGAAACATTTTATTAAATGAGTTCAGCATGACATCTGTTAGCCCAATTGGGCCAGGAACGCGGGCGTACAACATTGAAATGCAACAAATACAGGAAATGGCCGAATTAGATTCGCTCGATTATCAGGATGATTCACGATGAAAATTGAATATGTGAAGTGGGATTCAATAAAACCAGCTCCGTGGAGGGCAACGCACTGCCTGAAGGTTGACCTTCAAGTAATAGCTGACTCTCTTAATGACTACGGCTGGTTTGCTCCAATCATTGTTAAAAAAGACTCATCAGAGATTATTGATGGCTTCCACCGTTGGGTATGCGCCCAAACAGACAAACGCATTCTCAAAAGAGACAAAAAACTTGTACCTGTAATTTTTGAAGATGTTGATACAGCTGACGCAATGTTAATGCACCTGCGCCTTAATAGAGGAAGAGGTATTATTCTTGCTCAATATATGTCGCAAATTGTTCGTGAGTTATTTCACTCGCGCAAATACTCTCCTGACGAGATCAAAGATATGCTCAATATGAGCTATGCCGAAATCACTTTAATGATGGACGGTTCTGTGCTCAAAACAAGGAATGTGAAGGAGCATAAATACTCACGGGCTTGGGTGCCGGTTGAAGCTCCACCAGGCACCATTGAGCAACCCGAAGATACCGTTATTGAGCGGCCACCGAATAAGGACAGATAAATATAGACAGCCTACAAAGATGATAATCTGATTATGTTTAGATTCGCATCTGGAGGATGCAATGGTCACACCTAATGATGTTGAAGATATTGAGCTAGATGGCGAGCAGAAGCCATCCTGGTGGCGACGAGCAGTTGCTTATACACTGCGACGTATAGCCGACCGCCTACAGTATGGTCGTGGTCAGCGCGTAAGAACACAGCAGGGTCAGGGTCGTGCGCTCGCAAGAGAAGGTCGCGAGAACCTTACGCGTCGTGGCTAAATCCATAATTGAGGGTGGTGCATAATGCTAGTTAGCATTGCTGAATTAAAAACCTACATGGATATTAGCCTGACGAACCGGCAGGAAGATGCCGCAGAGTTGGTACTTGAAGGTTTGCAGAGCGAACTTGAGATGTTCTTGGGCAGACCAATTGAGGTACAAACATTCACTGAAGATCATGTGATTACTGCCGAATTCCAAGGAGTTCCAGCTGCATCTTTTTTTTACGACTACAGCCTTGACTCAACTGGAGATGTGCTTCCATATATTCAGCCACCAGCAGCTGTTTACCTAAGAAATACACCAGTTATTTCAGTTGATTCAGTAACGATCCGCAATCCAGAAGGATCACCAGTAGTTCAAGTCGCTGAAAGAGACTACATAGTCCGTCGCTACGGCTTGGAGCTATATAGGGCGTTTCCAAACGACATTGTTACAGTTGAGTATGACGGTGGTCTAGATGGCTCATCAATTAAAGCCTTCAAGTTAATGATTTTGCGTGCTGCAACTAGAGAAATGCAGAACATGCATGATGATGTTGTTGGTGTGAAGGATCTAAATCCACGTAATGTTGCGCCACTTGAGACTGGTTTCTTGGAAAAAGAGCTTATGGCTGTTAAGGGATATAAGCGCAGAAGGATTGCGTAATGCCAGTAAGAATTAACGCATCAATGGATGCGTCAAGAGCGTATAAAAAACTTTTTGCCATGGAGGCAAGAAGCAAGAACTTCATGCCCGTCTTTGAGAAGGCAAGACTTGAACTACAGGCTGCAAATGCGGCTAACTTTGCATTAGGTGGACTTCCTGCTGGTGGATGGAAGCCACTAGATGCTTCCTATGCAGCGTGGAAGGCAATTAACTTCCCTGGATCTCCTCCAATGGTTAGAACTGGAAGACTTTTCAGAAGCCTCACTGATTTGCGCGGTCCAGCAAATAGCATTAGGCCAACCAGCGCAACATTCGGAACAGATGTTGAGTATGCGAAGTTCCATCAATATGGAACTACAAAGATGGCTAAGCGTCAAATTATTTTTGAACCAATAGGTTTTGCCAAGAAAACATCCGAAAACTTAGCTGCGTGGATAGCCGATGGGGAGGTTGTCTAATGTCTGCTGAGTTGATGTACGGACCACATTTTGCAAAGCAGTATGTCAATGATTATTTGAAAATTGATATTCCAGCTCGCTTAGTTAGGTATCGCAACGGATGGAATATTGACGACTACAAGCTTCCAGATCCAGAGGAATACTTGACATATGAGCCGCTGGCGCTTGATCACTGGCCAACTTTGATAACTGTTGCAATATCAACAAAAAGCTTTAATCGCATCGGATTTGTGGCAACCGATCCTGCTTATGATGTTGTTTATGGCATGAGAACATACATTTGGGTGCGCACAGAGGGTTCAGAAGATGTAACCATTATGCGCGACAGACTTACAACCGTTGTTAGATCGGCAATACTTGACCGACCGTGCCTAAATAGGGCGCATGAAGGCAGAGATTCATACATAGATGAATCAACAATTTCCGAAGAGTATTCAGATTTGACTTTATTAAAAGGCGACCGTGTCCTGGCCGGCGCATACATAGCGTATGATTTAAGATTACAAGAGGTTGTTGCTCGAGAAAACATTGGCGCTGTGGCTGAAATAGACACAGAAGTCATGACAATGAACGAATTGGCATCGGAGTAGTTATGGAAATGTTTATATCAATCGGAACGCGTGAGCCACAGTCTGGCTCTGAGTATGCTGGAATGACTCAAGTTGTCAATGTTTCAAATAAAACTGTGTTAGTTTCCGAAAACGGTAAATACATGCGTCCCCGCGAAGTTGCAATGGTGTTTAGTAGAAGCATTGTTCTGCAGGCATGCATTAAAAAAGGCTGGCTCAAAGTAATAACAGAAGTACCAGAATCATCTGGCGATCAGTCTGCTCCTAGCCAGAAGAAGAAAAAATCAACAACACCAGTTGAGCAGGAACAGACAACAGAAGAGGTTCAACCAGAAATTGAACAGCAGCCATCCGAAGAATTGGCTACTGAGGTTGCGCCTACAGAGCCAGAAGAATCACTATAATCAATTAGGTTTTAAGTGCGCCTATTCCTTATAAAAGGGAGCGGAGGAAAGAAATGCCAGGCATAGTAATCAGTACAGCGGTCAGAACTGGACCAACGACCGCAAACCTCACGCCAACAGCAACAGCTTTTTTTGCTGGTGTTGCTGAGCGTGGGCCGTCTGGTACGGCGCAGCTAATTTCTAGCTTCGCTGACTACGAATCAATTTATGGCGACTTCGTCGCTAGCGGTTATCTGCATCAGTCCGTGAAGACCTTCTTTGAAGAGGGTGGCGCACGTTGCTATGTATCACGCGTTGTCGCAGACGGTTCAGATGCAGCTACCAAGGCTCTTCTGGATGCGACGCCAGAGACAGTTATGACACTAACTGCTTCTGGTGTTGGCGAATGGGCAAACACTGGTGGATTGACCGTTCAGGTTATCAACAATGTTTCAACATTCAGAATCATCATCCGCCTAAATGGATCAGTTGTCTACACATCTTCCTACCACTCCACAGTGGCTGCGATGGTCAACGAGATCAACAACAGCTCAACCGCCGCCCTTTATGTGACTGCAACAGATGCTGGTGAGTCAACTCTTCCAGCAACTCTCGCCGCATCCAACTTCAGCGGTGGCGATGATGGATCAACTGTTGACGGCGACAATGTTGTTACTGCTTTGACGGCTTTCATTTCCGACCTTGGCCCAGGTTGTGTATGTGCGCCTGGATTCACTGATGCATCAACATATTCTGGCCTGATTGCACATGCTTCTACGCATAACAGAATTGCAATCATGGGATTTGAGGCTGAGTCAAGCGTTGGCGATGCCACGACGACCGCAGCTACATACATCGGTGAGGAATCAGGCGAAGAGTACGCAGCATTCTTCCATCCGTGGGTAAAAGTTCCGTCATCAGTATCTTCTGCTCTTACGGAAACAATTCCATGCGATGGTTTTGTTGCTGCAAAGCGTGCTTCAGTTCAGAACTCATTTGGGGCATGGTACCCATACGCAGGCGAACAATCATCGGCAAAGTATGTTGTTGGACTTGAGTCATCAACATCAAAAGATGATATAAATACGCTTTATGACGGCTATGTAAATGGATTGCGCGTTATTAACGGCGCTGTTCGTGTTTATGGAGCCAGAACCATCTCAACAGATGAAGCTAACTACAAGTTCCTCAATGCTCGTGAAACTCTCAACTTGATAGTTGACGAAGCGGAGCGCTCACTTGAAAGTTTCTTGTTCAAGCCGATTGATGGCCGTGGAACTATCTTCGCTGAAGTCGCATCACGTCTTGGCGGAATCATGGAAAGACTTCGTAGTGCTGGTGGGCTTTATGAGCTCATTGACTCAAGTGGCAACGTCGTTGACCCTGGTTACTCTGTAATAGTCAGTGATGCACTCAACCCACTCACCCAGATTGCCGAGGGAATCGTCAGGGCGAAGGTTGGCGCACGCGTATCAGCAATTGGTGAGAGAATTGAACTCGAGATCACCAAGTCAACACTAACGGCCACACTCGTTTAGTAGGGAGACATAATGGCAACAATAGCAACTAGAAAATATATCGCCCAGCGTCAAGTGCTGGCGAAGATAACAAAGCTCGCTGGTCAGACCCTAGGTGCAGATTTCACTGAGTATTTTGCCCAGGTATCTGGAGGTGAAGTCACTGCGTCTGTTGAGAGAATCTATGTCGGCGGAGAAAAATTCCCATTTGTTCTATGTGCGCCGGCAGAAATTGGCGACATTACGATTACGGCTCATTACTCCGAAGACGACACAGGAAAACTCAAACTATGGAGAGCGGCTGTTGGTAAGACCTATTACCAGATAGACATTTATGATTTAGACTGTGATTTTGTTGCAACTCCAACACGTCAGCGCCAGTACCCAAAGGCTTTGCTTGTTGGACTAACTGAGCCAGAAGGCGATTCTTCGTCTGGTGCACCGACAACATTTACGCTCACATTTGCAATTTCTGGCGAACCTTCGTCAAGCTGATTAAAAAAACAATAGTTACTAATTAGAAATGGGGGCTACTACCGTGGCCCCCATTTCCTATGCTAGGGTTCTGCTTTATGAGCGATTCAATGTATTCAGTAAATAACGACGGATCAGACAACGGGATTAGTGTTCTTTCTCAGTTGAAAGAAATCGTCAACAAAAAAGTTAAGCGTGATGATGTTTTCATTGAGGTTCCAGAGCGCAATGGCGTAAAGATCTTGATCAGCCCAAACATCACTCAGCAACAGCTCAAGTCTTGGCAGCGTCTTGCTGGAGCAGAAACAAAGAACGGCATTGATGCAACTAAGTTTGCCTGTCTCGTTGTTGCAAACACAACAACTGGCATCTACCTGAATGGTAGAGAGGCTCTTGATGAAGGCGGAAATCCTATTGGATTTGCGTCGGCAGAAATGCTTGAGATGACCAGTAGTGGCCGTGCAATTGAGGCCGTTGTTGCTTTCTTTGGTCTTGACCCGCATGTTGAGGCAGCGGCTTTGGCGATTCTTGACGCCGCGGGCTACGGTGACACGATTGAGACAATCAAGGAAAACCCTACGAATCAGTCCTAGAGGAGCTGATAGAGGATCCTCGGATCCAAACAGCTGCCCGGCTTGGCAAAGCCTTTGGGACTGATCCAATTCAAATACTTAATAGCTCAGACGATGAATGGCTCATTCGGTATGCCTGTGCTAAAGTTATTGAGGCTGATATGGAACAGGAAGCCCGAAATATGGGCTGATTTAAGGCAGGCCTTCATTCAGGGGTTAGTAATCTATGGCTGAGCGCGTAACAATAACTATTGACGTTGATGCCAAGACAGCTGAAATTGGTAAAACGATTGCAAGCCTTAAGACCCTTGACGCAACTGTTAATAGGCTAAATACAAGAACAAGACGTCTATCTGGTTCACTAAACAACCAAAATAAATCTCTTAAAGATCTTAATAAGAATTTTGATGCCTACAACAAGCAGTTAGCCAGGGCATACAGGGGCGGAAGCAGGTTTAACTCAGTTGCCCGCCTAATGCTATTTACCGTAATTGGCCTTGGTATTGAGTTTGCAGCCGTTGCACTGTCTCTTGTTAGCGTAAACGCAGCTTTCAATATAGGCAAGCTTGCCGTAAAGGGTTATCACGCCGCCTTAGCTGGCATAGCTGGAGTTGTGGCGGCTATTGGTGTTGGATTAGCAACCGCAGCCGCAGCACAGCGTGAATACAATGCCTCACTTTATGCATTCCGCATGAAATCATTCCCAGCACTTGGCAAGGGACTTAATCAGTCAATGGGTATGCTACGCAACCTAACGACCGACGCCACAATGGCATCGTTTGGCATGCAGGCACTAAACCAAGCATTTGCGAGCGTTTCCAGAAGCTCTGAATTTACTGGACGGAGCCTGCAGGTTCTAAGATCGCTAGCTGACTTCTCCTATGCAGGCGGAGATCCTTCAAAGAACCTTGCCGCAGCTGCTGAGTTTGTTGGACTATTGCAAAAAGAAGGCAAAGTAACAGCAGAAGTAACCGCCGCTGCAAAAGCAATGGGCCCAGAGTTTGAAAAGTCTTTCAAGAAACTTGGCGCTGGCAAAAAGAATGCAGAGGATATTTTTGGCCTAATCACGAGCGGCGCGCTAGCCAAAGATGCTGGCGTACTTGGTCAAGCTGGAGTAGTTGGCGACACTTTGATTGGGACATTTAAGGCTTCCATAACAAGGATGCAGGCACTATTTGCTGACTTTGGTCAGCAATTCTTGGAGCCATTCCGAACAGTATTGCTCACAATTGAAGGTTTATTTAGAAGAACATTTGAGAAGGTTGGCCCAGACCTACGTAAATTTGCCGAGGGCCCATTACTCAGATTCATTACTGATGGCGCTGAAAATATTCTTAATCTGTCAATCACTCTTTTCCGTAAATACCTACCATTACTAGATGGGTTTGGTACAAAAGTAGGAAAATTTGCTGACTCATTTGTTAGATCATTTCGTCAACTAAGAGATGCACTAGAGCCACTGCGTAAAGGTGGATCTATTGTAATTGATACATTTGGAAAGCCTATTCTTGAGCTGTTCAAAGGCTTGGGCCGGAATGTTAAATCATTTGCGAATATGGCAGAAAAGAACCAGGATAAGTTTCTTGCGTTTGGTGATTCGCTGAAAAATCTTGTTGCCAGCGTTCTTGATTTTGCTGATGCGTTTAAAGAAGCTTTTACTAAGGCGCTACCCGTAATTACATCAATAGTTAATGGCTTGAGCGCAATCGTGAAGCTGTTTGCCACGATATTAAGAGGTGTAGCTTCTCTTGGAACATTTGGTGCAGCTCTCGGAATGGGTGGTCTTGCATACGGAGCAATGCGCGGACGTAGATCGGCACAAATCAGGTCAGGACGGCGCTCTAGGAATCCACAAGCTGCAGCTAATGCGCAGTTCTATGCCGACAACGGTGGGATCGGCATACCGCTCACTCCGAGTTCTTCAATGTCGCAAACTGCTGCGTTTGGGCAGTCTGGATTCCTCCCATTCGGCGCACTGTCTAGTCCCTATGGTCGTCGTCAAAGCCTTGGACAATTAAAGGCAAAAGCAGCAGCAACTGGAGCATCAAAGTCTTCTGCGTATAAAAAATACGCAATGCAACGCATGAGTGTTGCTGGGATTGCTTCTGGCATGGCAATGGCGGAACTTGGACCCAGAATCTTTGGGGAAGAAAGCTCTACGGCAATGCAAATAGGCGGTGCAGTATCAGCGTTTAGCCCATTTGTAGGTGCTGGCGTCGGACTTCTTGGGGCAGGGTACAGCGCACGAACTGAAAAGGGCGGGAAGTACCTTGGGGCTGCGGGCGGCGCAATGCTTGGCGCAAAGATCGGTTCAATGACTGGAAATCCATGGGGAATCGCTGCTGGCATCATCATTGGTGGCGTTGCAGGGGCAATAATGGGAAAGCTCCGCGGTGGCTCGGCGGAACGTAAATTAGCCAAAAGCATCGGTGGAAAAGTTCAGTCATCAGTGCTTCAAAATGTTGCATCAGCGCTTGTATCTGGAGATACCGGAACAGCTAGGCAGATGATTAGTGAAGCGTCCAAAAAGGCAAAAGAATACGATCGCGCAGACGATGAGGGAAGAAAGAAGATTATTAGGTCGCTAGGAGCTTCAGGACTGCTCACTCCAGAAGAGATGAAGGCAGCTTCAAAGCACTTAGATAACTTCGGTAAGGGTTTCAAAGATCTTCAGTCAAATCTTCGGAAGGCCATGGATGGCCCAATGAAGAATTTTGATGAGTTGATTAGGGGCGTAGGATCTGCAAGCGGTCTAGCGAAGGAAGAGATAGTTGACCTTGCTCGCAAGATGAATGTCAACCTCTACGATCCGACACTAAAGTTACAGGATGCTATAGCAGCACTTGGTGTCGGAATGGTTAAAACAGCAGCCGAGCTTAAAGTGGCAATGCGTGATGTGCTCATTGACTCAATGTCCGTATTTGATGAGATTCGCAAAATTGACGATACCGTTACTGCGCTAGCAGAAGCTGGAGAAAGATTTAGAACTGGAAGTGTTGGGGACTTCGTTAAGGATGATTTCCTAGACCTTCTTGAAACAAGCGTTTCGTTTGTCACGCAAGAATTTCCAAACGACCCCCTCAAGAGCCTTCGTGCGATGATTGAAATGTATGGTGGGCCTGGAGGTACGGCATTTACAGCAGGTGCTGGCCCGCTTGGCAGACCTGGGATGTATGATGCGTTTGTAAATACTGGTGGATTCTCTGCTTTCAAACAGTACGCAAACACGGCATTAGGTGGATTAGGTGCCGAAGCATTTGGCAATGTTGGCGCACAGCTAGCCAACCAAGGTCTTGTATTCCAAGATCCTGCGATGCTACAGACATTAACGAAGCGCCTAACAGATATTGGCGCAACTGATCCATTGAAAGCAATTGACATTCTCAGTCAATTGCAAAATATAAATATTGATAAACGGTTTGGTAAAACACGTGCTGGCGTTCGTGGAATACCAGCAGAACTGCTCAATTTCCTAAAAGACCAGGGTATTGATATAGGCGGCATTGGCATCAGAACGTCTTCTGCTGGAATCAACACAACAACTGACCCATCTCTTCAGCCATTGCAAGAAAGTATTATCTCTGCAATCAATACAGGATTTGACGCAAAGCCAGAATGGTGGGAAGGCTATCCAGATTGGTGGACTGGTACACGACCGGGCGCAAGTGCGCCAGGAGCAAGACCTGGACAACCTGGATATGTATCTCCTCTTGGCCCGCAACTTGATCCCAATAACGATGGTATTCCAGGCGGCGGCGATACTCGGACTTCTCGTTTGATGCGGACAATGTCTTCTCATAAGCGCTTTGATTCAGCTATAGCAGGCAAACGCTCAGTCACATCTTCGTTGCGTGATTTTAATCTTGGATCACCGAGCTCAGATCATGCAACCGGAAATGCTTATGACCTAACTGGTCAGAACCTTGGCCTATATGCCACAATGATTAAGGGATCTGGTGGTTTTGCCGAGTTCCATGGAGGCGGCGCATCTCGTCATCTGCACGTCGTTCCTCCGTCTGCACCAATGGGTGACAGGACAAATCCAGTAAGAGTTGCGCCATCTTCGCAGTCTGGTGGCTCTTCTGTGGGTGGAAATGTAACGCTTAATATTTACGGATCTGAGAATCAGAATGTTAAAGAGCTGGCGCGTATCGTGATTAACGAAATAGATAAAACACAGCGTTCATCGAGGGAGCGCAGATAATGGCAAAGCAAGAATCTAGGCTGTATCCAAAAAATAAACAGATTGCTTCAGTATTTATAAGCCTTCCTTCAGAGTTGACTAGTCAGGCGCGGGCAAGGCTTCCACAAGGCACAGACAACGAACCACGACGACGCATGATCCAGACTGGTGAACCATACGCAGTATTTGAATTTGGTACACCACCTAACCAAATTAGTTTTGAAGGCATCGCAGCTGAGTATACAGAATTGCCTCGCCCGCTTATGAGCCCAGCAGTTGATGTTAAAAACTCTAGGTCATACAGGGTTAGTTTTGAATTCTTAGTTGCGCATATTGAAACAATTAACGGTGGAAAGTTAGTTGATGGAATGTATGTTCCAGTGCACGACAAACTAAAAACTCTTGAGTTAATGGCAAATAGGCCCGTCCCAGTTCGGTTTGAAAACTTTGATCCAATGATGACTGGGAATACTTGGTATATAAGTGAAATGACATTTAATGCAGTGAGATACAACACTGCAGGTGAAATAACATCCTGTCAAGTATCAATAAACCTTATAAGTTTCCAGCAACAGACATCAAGATTCGTTTCAATGCCCAAAATCTCATATAGGCCAGCGGTTAAAAAAGATAGTTCTTCTAAAGATAAAAAAGGTTCACCACCTACTGAAATTCCTCTTGACGAGCTAATGCGACTTCAAGTTGCAGCACTAACAAACATCCATGCTGCGCAACGGCTTCTTGAAATCAAGGCCGGCATACAGTCTGGCAAAGTAACCGTAGCTGTCCCCAAGTAACGAGCGCAATGTTTTATGGCGACAACATACACCTACAACTCACCAGAAGAGTTTTTTAACGACATAGCAAACTTTTCACTCGGAAAAGGCTCACAGTTTGTTGAATTTGATTTCACACCAAAAGTACCTGGAAATATAGATCTCTTCAATAGGCCAGTTGTTAAAGATGCTGCTGGGAATATTGCAACAGTACAGTCAATAACTATTTCTGAAGACAATTACTTTGTTCTCATACCTACTGTGCTGGAAATGCCAAGCAAAAAAGGCATGATTGTAAGTAATTCTGATGCAATAAAGCATTATAAGAGAACTGGAAAACATTTAGGAAAGTTCGCCTCGCAGGCACATGCTGACACGTATGCAAAAGCTTTGTCAAAACAGCAAGGAATCGTATACTCACCCAAATATGCCCAAACGCTAGAGAAAATACGCAAAGGTGAAAAAGTCCAAGACGGCGTCATTAACTTGAGCGGAGCAACTCAATACTATTCAACTCTTTCGGATTTTATGATGGCGTTTAATGTCAACTACTCCATGGATTCATCAAGCCAAATAACGATGGAATTTTTTGATCCTGAGTACAAAATGGCAGAGTCTAATTTTTTTCAAATAAGACAAGAATTCCAATATAGAGGAATGGCATTTGAAATAGCCTCAGTTGAGTTTGGCCCTGGCCCAGGTGGGTCGCCATCTGTAAAGATTGAAGCTCGTAATGCTGCAATACAAAAGATGAAGCGCAATAAGGACACAACATCCATATCTGGATCGTCCGGATACGAGTATGCCCGTAATGTGGCCGCTAAATACGGGTTACGTTTTCTTGGTGAGCAGTCCCCAAATCAAAAAAATATCGTTCACCCAAGATCTTCAGACAAAGATGCATCGGTTTGGACAGTGCTGCAGCAAGTGGCTTCCGAGAATCAATTCGTTGTTTTTGAAGTTGATGGATTGCTTGTTTATGCATCTCAGCCGTTTCTAATGTGGAGACTAGGTGTTCAAACGCGCATTAAAACGACTACATCTAAGAAAAAAGCCGGAAGCGGAACAACCCCAGTCAAAAAGTCAACAATTCAGCGGTTTAATAAGCTTTTCTTTGAAACAGACCTCGATACTGTTCAGTCATCTCTCGAGTACTCTGACAAAGCAATAGACATCGCAACTGCGCAATCCACGGTTATTGCAAATGTTGAGGCAACTATTGACTTGATTACTTACTATATTGCTTCTAGGGGCCTATCCAGAACATCCCCGCTCGCATACGAATATTCTGATGGCAAGTATGTAGTGCTGATCCCGAGCATCACGTTAACTGGTATTTTTGAGACACGCATAGATGCTATAAAGCGTTACAAAAACAGTGGATATCATTTTGGCAAGTTTTTGGCGAAAGGTGCAGTAACTGCATCAAAGCGCGCCTCAATTCATTTAGCTCACATAAATGCACAGTATGGAAAATTAAGAGCTCTTGGAGATGGGTTGTATACATCTGTTCCTGCATTTGAGGTTGTCACATACCCAATTTTCAGAAGGTCAGATAATGATCCACTGGAAGGCGATGGTGGTGTAGTTGTACGCAAGCCAAACGGTCAACTGCTTAGACCCGGGCAGACTGCATTTGTGGGCCCAAAGCCAACTCGCATGAAGGGTGGATATCTCATAACAGAAGTGTCATATGATGAGCTAACACCAGATCCGGTGCAGGTAACATTCAGAACACCGATAAAGCCAGAAGAACAAGACACTCCAGAGTAGGCATTGGTATGGAAAATCAAATCTTTACAAACCCTACCAAGGCATCATCTAAGCCCCTTGGGTCAGTTGGTACATACCTAGGGAAGGTAGTGCGCATTGCTGATAACGGAGATTTGTTCGTAAAAATCCCACACCTATCAACTAAGCGCGTATTCGGGCCATGTAAAAACTTTGCAGGTCATGCTCCTGTTGACATATATGTAATTGTGTCATTTCTTGACTCACGCCTAGATGAGCCAGTTGTAACTGGTGTTGAAACAAGCGTCAGGTACAAAGTTGGCGACACTGGTCCTGGTGGTGGAATTATATTTTATGTTGACAGATTTGGTGAATATACAGTTCTTGATTTTGGATACCTTGAAGTATCAGCATCACACGCCGACACATCGCGAACTTGGGCTCAGGCCTCAAAACAGACCAGTAGCGTGAGTGGCGCCTTCGGCAAAGGGCTGGGGCGCGGTTATCAGAATACGATTGACATCGTTGAACAGGGAAATACCAGCGCAGCTACATGTGCGGCAACATATTGTTCAGAATTTGCAGATCAAGGGATCAGCGACTGGTATCTGCCGAGTCTTGGCGAACTTGGGTTGCTGAGGACGAGTATTCAGCTAGGCCTAGATGAAGGATCTTTCTGGAACGCTCAGTATTGGAGCTCAACTCAATACACAAACGCAAACGCTTATACCCAAGACTTCATAACAGGAACAGTTACCACGCCGTCAAAGGCTATGAATTTACGCACGCGACCTATCCGACGCTTCAAGTAACCTATACTTAAAATGGAGACTTCGCTATGGATACAATAAAATTTCCAATTTCTTTCAAAAATGGTGTCACCGAGAAGCTATCCGAGGACACGGATCAGTACTGGGCGCAATTCTTAGCCATGCTCGTAAGGGTTGAAACAGGTGAAATGCTCCTAGAGCCGACATACGGCATAAATGATCCAACATTTTCAAAACTTGACACAGGAAGAGTTAAACTTGTTGCGCGCCGTTTCTACCCTGAAATTGAAATAAATAGCGTAGATGCTCAACGTCCATCTGGCGATGGGGCGCAGAAGATTAAGATCTCATACTCGTATTGATAGGTTGACAAATGGCTTCTCCTGATTTTTCACAATATATTGACCTAACAGTCAATGATCTACAGCCTACAGATCTCTACACGGCGGCTACAGACTATGCGCGCATAGCATTGCCAGAATTTGAGCCACGAGTTGGTTCGGTTGAAGATGCGTTATTGCAAGCTGTTTCAACAGTTGGCGCAATAAACCTTGCGGCAATAAACAGACTGCCAAATGGTCTAATGGAAGGCGTTTTACGACTCCTTGGCCTAGAGAGACGTGAGGCATCGTCATCAACAGTTCAGGTTCAATTTGAGCTACTCAATGCAGGATCAACTGTTCCTGCAAACTTCACAGTTGTTTACGAAGTTACATCAAACGATCAGGTATTTCAGTACCCATTTGTTTTGCAGTCATCTGTTACGGCGCCCGCTGAAAGCACTACCGTAGATGCCACTCTTGTATGTTCCGTGGTTGGAACAATACCCACGATAACTGTTGGTACAGATCTTGAACTAGCAACGACATCATCAAATGTTTTTGGTTGCACAACTACTGCAATAGTTGCACAAGGCCTAGACGCAGAGACAGACACTGAATTTCTAAGCCGCGGAACAACATACCTCGCTTCACTGAGTCGCACCCTTAATACCGCTCGTCAAATAGAGAGCTACATTCTTGCCACATATCCAGAAGTTGGCCGATGCAAGGTTTACGATCTTGCTTACTCGGTATCTAATATAACAACTCCTGCAACCTCCTCGATATCGTCTGACGGTACAGAGGTTTCTCTTTACACAACAATTACAAATCAGTCATCAGGCAACCCTTATGCAGACATATCGCCCGTATCTATATGGCGAGTAATTTTGCCACCGTTCTACGGCATAGCCGAAACTGATGGGCTTAATGATCCAAATACTGAAGCATGGGCAAGCGGTCTTTTTACTGGCCTCGACTGGGGCGAGTTCGGTGCAGATGAAGGACAAATGGGAACAATGTCGTTTATCCCAGCCAATACATTTGATCCGACCACAATTGAAGATGTTGATTTTATTGAATTCATCTTGTGTAATGGACTGCAGAAAAGCACATACAACACATATCCGGTTCCAGGATCATTCACTATTGTGATTCTTGGTCAGAATGGAATACCAGTTTCGCGGGATGTAAAGCTTGCGATATATGAAGACATAGTCAGCAGGACAACGCCAGGAATGCTTGTATCCGTCATATCGGCATTTCCGTACAATATTGACATAGCAGTAGCCGTTGTCTTAGAAGCTGGCTACTCTGGTGTCACAATAGAAGATGAAGTCAAGACTTTATTAGAGGAATACTACTCAATGGAGTCGTTCCCGTACTGGTCTGATCCTATTGGCTATAACCAAATTGCATCCCTTGCTGGCTCTGTAACTGGTGTTAAAAGCGTTCATTCGGTTACCGCAACAATTCCTACATACGGCTCGGATGGAATAGCGCGGAGCATCTATAACTTGAACGATGGATCCGTTTCTATAAGCACAATCGGTGGTGTTGACTATATAAATCCAGAGTTTTATGGAACTCTTCCATCAGCGCTCGTGACGGTAACTTCTTCAACAGAAATACCAGTATAATTATGCCAGCAGTAAGAAATCGCATACCAGATGCACTTGCAAAGTTTGAAACGATAGGAACTTCTGCCTCGTGGCAGGTGTATAACGGAGTTGCGTCAAAAGCTGGAAGATCTGCTTTTCTAGCGACGCATCAGACTCTACGTATAACACCATCAACTAGCGGAACTCCAATAATACTAGAAACGTCGTTTTATGCAGACTCAGCTGATCTTGCGCGCGCAATGTTATTTTCTGCTTTTGTTAGGTGCCATGTTGGAGCAACGGTTACTACTCTTTTATGTGATGCTCTCAGCCCAATGCCTCCATATTCAAATGGTTCACAAATTGCCATAGAAAAAAGCATTCCACGATCAGAACATGGGACATTGGCGACAGGTGGATGGACTGTAATTAGGTCAAATAGCTATACGCCACCAAACACTGGCTCACAGCCAAAACTTAAAATGTCCATGCGCATATCTGTTGCTGATCATAGTGCTCTAGTTAATTCAGCAGAGCCATATGTTTATGTTTCAATACCTGCGTGCTATGGTGAATATGATTTTCAGAATAATCAATCGGCACTGTATTCATTTTTTGGACTACCCCAGGTATTCCGCGATTACGAAAAATCAAGCACGCCAGATTGGCCTATTTTTAGAATGCTAGATGTGCTTAATTTTGGGACTGGAGTATCAGACGATTATGCAGATGAGTGGACATACGTTGATTACCTAGATGGCTTTGATGGCACATCAGCCACCAGAAGCAAGCTGGTTGATCCAGTAGTTGCCCCAATTACGGTACTTCCATGGTTGAATCAGTTTGTAGGAAGCAAGAACGTCGCTGGAACAGCAACACGTACGCCATGGGCCTCAATTCCTGCCACTTGGGGGCTTATTGACAGCGAAATGGACGACAACGCAGACGGAACTCTTGAGTGGGACGAATTTGAAGCATATAGTCCGTCATTCGCAAATAGCGAAAATTCCCTAAGGTGGCAGGCCAGCACCGGTTTTGCTGGTTACGCTGCAGGATCATACGAGGCCATTGAGGCAGCCGTAAAGTTTGTTTTAACAGGAACAAAATGGGTAGATATCTCAATAATGGGATTTACGGTGGAAACTGCGCCTTCCAAGATAGTTCCAACATGGACACTGACCGTTACAACATATGTTGAAGAGACTCCAGATGTTACTGATATTTCCGATACGAGCGCTTTGGTCGAGGGTATTATTGATGATGTTAAGCCAATCGGCATAAAGGTTATACATCAACTGATAGCAATGCCGTAAAACTTTTGCGTAATCTTTTACTTAGATAGGTGAATCATGACAGCCGTACAGGGAGATAGATTCGGGATATACACATGGACGCAGGACTCAGACGAGTTCACGCGTGTGCAGATGAATACCTCCCATGACGCCATAGAGGACTACGGAGCAAAATTTTTTACTGGGTCAGATGCTCCCCCATCACCTGGAACAGAGGAGCATGTAGGGGCTGTTTACTACAGGACTTCCAATGGTGTTCTTTACTGGTATACGGGTTCAATCAATTTAGGAACTGGTGTATTCACATCTGGCGAATGGCTGCCCCTCAACCAGTACGGAGTTGTTGGCGATATTCAGTCAATAACTGCAGGAGGCTCTTCTTCTGCTGGAGTTTCATCAAGCCTAGCTAGGGCCGATCATACACACGCTCTTTCAGCATCAACAACGCCATCATCGGTCGGCACTACGGCAGCTGTTGGATCTAGTGCGCAGGTAGCTAGAGCTGACCATGTTCATGTTCTTTCTAGCGGTTCAATTAATTCATCCGCCTTTTTTACTGCTGGCATAGTTGACGAAAGCGCAATAGGGTCAGCTGCTGTAACATCTGCAAAAATAAAGAGTAGTGGCTCGGTTGATGCTGACAGAACAATTGAATCTAACCACATAAAGAATAACGCTGTTATAGAACGAGCAATAAATACTGCAGCTGTGTCAAAAGACAAAATTGCTTCAGACAGTATTGTAAAAGTCAAAGTACATACAGGCGTAGCTGGTGGTCCAGGAGTTTATTTTAACGCCACGGCTTCTGGTGGTGGAGCAATCACATATGGAACAGCTGCTGTCTCTGGAACAGCAAACGATGGTGACATATACCTAAGGTATATCTAGTAGGTCGTTAACGATGCCAGCTGAACAACAGTCACACATATACGTCAATGGTGCTTGGCGAACCATTGATGAGGTGTTTGTTTACACTGACGGTGCATGGAAGCGCGTAAATCAAGCCCATGTAAGGCATTCTGGAGTCTGGCGTAGATGGTACGCCTATGACGCAACAGCTCCTACTGTTTCCTCTTTTAATCTAAGTGGATTGACCGCAGGAGCCACATATGGGCCATCTCAGACATCTGCTACATATTTGCTTACATTCTCTGAAGCTGTAACTGGCCTAGCGATTGGAGATTTATCCTTCGTTGGCACATCAACTGGATGGACAATTGGAACGCCAACAAATCCGTCTGGTGATGAAAAGACATATCAAATACCATTAACTGCAACATCGCCTACTAGTGGAACTGTTCAGATACGGCTCGCAAACAGTTCAGTTTCGGACTTAATAGATGGCTCACCATATAATGTTTTCAGTTCTGGGCCAGCAAATTCTCAATCTTTTATAATTGATTCTGGCGCACCTTCTGTCGTGGCCTTCTCAAGTAATACTTCCAGCACAGCTAGAACAGTTGTTTTCAACTTGACATTTTCCGAGCCAGTAACCGGTCTTACAACATCAGACATACAGGTTGGGTCTGGTACATCAACTGGTTGGCAAGTATCTTCAGTGGCTGGTTCTGGAGCTGCCTACACAGTTACATTCACAGAAACATCAACTGGATCAACCATTGATGGAACTTTAATTCCACGACTACTAGCCAATGGGGTTACTGATTTACATGGCAATACTGGGCCAACCGCAAACGCAACAGCAACATCTTTCGCTGTTGTCAGAAAGCCACCCACGCCTTCCATAACCACAAACACATCGGTTAATACAAGTCTCCATAACCGCAGGATTGACACAACAGCATCAATGCCGGCAAGCCTTACATCCGTTGATACCGTATATGCGTATTACTACGATTCAAACGATAACTATATTGCAAGTAGCGTTTTAACAAATAGCGTTACAGCTACAACAAGTGCTTTCACATCACCTTTCGCAAAAGATGTTGGTCGTAATCCAGGAACTAAATATTATGTCCGTATCCAGACCAAGAATACAGATGGACTATTTAGCGATGTCTCGGCACGGTCTGAAATAACAACTGGAGCAGATCAGACTCCACCAACCGTTGCGACGCCGACGATTGATAGACCAACATCTTTCGGAGATCCAGGCTATCCAGGGAGGTCTTCAAACTCCCGCGATCTTCGGATTAACTGGAATTACTCTGGCTTAACAAATGAGGTTGGTTCAATAACTGTCTATTTAGCTGGAAGCAGCTGGGACATTACCAAGCCAGCTGGTGGATGGGGAACCGGTGGTGACTCCAGAACAGCAACCGGCCTCACTTGGGGTACTTCTTATTCTGGTTTTATACGCTCACATGATATATATGGTGGAGTAAACAGTACGGCAGACTCTGGAAGCGCAAGTGGCTCAACTCAAGCTGCTGGATCAAGGGATCAGGCCAATTACTCACTCTCAATAGACAATAACTACACTTACGAGGGTTGGGGATCGGATGAAGCGTTCACGAACTGGGGTAGTGCCGTCGGAACGCCTGGTTTGGCAAATGACGGAAGCCTATTAACGGTTTGGGTTTCAAACAGTAATACTGGTGGTTGGACTGGATGGACGGGTCATTACAGCATTTTAAACACCCAACCAGTTGGTGGAGTATTTGAAGATGGCGCTTACCTAACTGGAGTAACTATAAGCACAGGCTTGCTTCACGAAACCGTTTATCTTGGCGTTTACACAGCATACAGTGGTAATTATATTGATTTACCAGACGGATATGGAAATGATCCAGCCTACGGAAGTCCTGTTATTTCACACATGCGATCTAATGGTGGTGGCGCCGCTTCCGCATTCTCCATGCCTCAAGAATTCAAAATCAGAGATGCAGGTAATTCTGGCAGTGGATCGGTTGGACCTGGTCACTTTAGGCTAAGACTCGTTGCGACTGCGCGCAATTATGCAGGTAACTACGGCGTTACTGGAACAACCCCTCGTTTCGGATTAATAGAAGTAAACTTTACTGTGGTCTGTCGTCGTTATACTCCTGCTTATAACTGGTAAGCCATGGAACAAGTATTGATCGCCGTAGCAACTGTACTAACTGCCATTATTTCAAGCGCAGCAATAATGCGTGGGCAACGCCGGCAAAGTGCGCAACACGAAGCTGACAATAATACTGTTCAAATTCAAACAATTTTTGATGGATATAGTCGTATTGTTGCTGACCTACATGCAGAGGTTCAGAGGCTACACTCTGTAGTGGACGCGCTCCACAAGGAACAGGAGGCATGCGAAGAGCGAAATGTTGCTCTGGAGCAAGAAATTGAAAACCTGCAAAGCAGGATATGCCGACTGGAGGAGACCAGCAATGGAGCCGGAAGAGACTAATAACACATTTCTTGACATAGTTAAAAAAGCGATGCCAGATAAAATAATTGCAAATTTTGTAGTTGTCGCTGAAATGGTTGATGGAACAAATACCGAATTGTCAATTTTTGTTAGTGAATCAATGACTCCGTGGCTGGCTAGTGGAATGCTACAAGCAGCCATGGATCTGGTTGCCGATGGCCAGCAGTCAATAATTGAAGATGATGACGACGATGAGTGACAGAATCATCATCTGCAGCCCATTAAAAATAAGTAAACTATAAAGACTGGTTGGAGGCCAAGGTGATTGCGGGTATATACAACATCCTATGCGAACAAGGAACAACATTTGGTCGCGTCTTGGATTTGCAGTACCCCGACCCTGTTGATCCAGAAATTTACCATCCTTTTGACTTGCAAAACTTTACAGCAAGAATGCAAGTGAGAAGAACTATGGACTCTAGCTCTACGCTTGTTGAGCTAACCACTGCAAATGGTCGGATAATACTAAATGAAGAGCCAGGACGAATTCGGCTCTCGATGAGTGATGAAGTTACCGCCGGCATAACCACCAGTGGGGTCTATGACTTAGAAATCATTGACGCTGGGGGCTTTGTCTCTAGGGTGGTTCAGGGCAACTTCACCCTGTCACAGGAGGTGACAAGGTGAGCGCTGGGCCATTGCCAAACCAAGTCAATATCTATCAAGACACTCCAAATCAAGTAATAATTGATCAGGATGCTGAAAATAGAGTAATTGTCCGAAGCCTGTCTGGAGCTGGTAACACCAGACGCCATGTCCACTCTCAGGCCAGCCCACAGACGACTTGGACTATAAACCATACGCTTGGCGGAAAACCTTCTGTAATGGTTGTGGATTCTGCAGATACAGTCGTTATTGGTGAGGTAACATATATTAGCAATACTCAGGTGCAGGTGTCTTTTACAGCAGCTTTTTCTGGATATGCGTACTTAACATAAGGCAGGGCCAATGGCAACACGTTTTGTAACAAATCTTGACCTCGTACAAAATCAAATTCTTAATGGTCGCTTTGAATCAGTAGCTAGCGATCCAAATACGAATAACTTCGAGGGTCGGTTAATTTACAACACCACCGAAGACACCATCAAGGTGTGGACTGGTTCAGCATGGCGCAAGATGCTCCATGGCATTACTTCGTCTGGTACAGCTTCTGAAGCTCTGACCATAAGCGAAACCAATGGTGCTGTAACAATCACGCCGAATCTGGCAACTAGCACCGATGACGGTGTTATGTCTGCTTCCGACAAAAGCAAACTTGATGCAGCGACAGCTTCTGATGGTGTCAGCACACTTGTCATGCGTGATGCGTCTGGCCGTTTTCAGGCTGCAACGCCTTCTGCTGGTCTAGATGTCGCGAACAAAGCGTATGTTGATTCAGCCAGAACTGGACTTGATGTTAAAGCCTCTGTAAAGGTTGCAACAACTGGGCCAATAACTCTGTCAACTGGCCTAGAGGCTGGTGACACGATTGATGGCTACACGCTAGTAGCTGGTGATCGCGTTCTTGTTAAGAACCAAGACACGGCTTCAGAAAATGGCATTTATGTTGTTGCTGAAACTGGTGCCCCAAGCCGCGCCACCGACGCTGACTCTTCACTTGAGGTCAGCCCAGGAATGTTCACATTCGTTGAACAGGGCACCATAAACGCCGACTCTGGCTGGGTGCTCATTACAGATGGCACCATCAACCTTGGAACAACCGGTCTCGAGTTCTCGCTGTTCTCTGTTGCTGGAAATATCCTTGCTGGTGATGGTCTTCTCAAAACTGGTGACGTTCTATCTGTTCGGGTAGACGACAACGCAGCGAGCCCTACTCTTGAAATATCAAGCGACAGACTGAGAATTGCATCAACCGCTGCTGGAAGTGGTCTTGGCGGCGGTGGGGCTAGCCCACTCTCGGTAAATGTAGCCGCTGCTGGTGGTATAGAAATATCTTCAGACAACCTTCAAATCAAGGTTGATGGAGCTGTAAGCGGTCTGGAAACAACGTCTGATGGCCTGCACCTGAAGTCAAACATTGCCGGCACTGGCCTGACTTTCACTGCTGGCGTACTGTCAGTTAATGCGATTGATCTCGATTCGTCAAGTGGCGGCGGTGTAACTGGAATACTTCCGATTGCCAACGGTGGCACGAATGCTTCCACTGAGTCTCAAGCACGTACAAATCTTGCGGCGACATCACCAACTGGTGCAAACACATCAACCCCAGTTCTTGCACGTGTTGCAAATAAGGTAATCGGTGATGGTGCATCTACATCCTTCACAGTTACTCATAATTTTGGGACAAGGGCAGTAGTTGTTCAAGTATTTGACTCTTCTTCTTACGACACAGTTATAGCTGATGTTGTTCGCACAACAACAGATTCGGTAACTGTTTCATTCTCTGTTGCTCCAGCAAGCAACGCATTTACAGTCGTCGTAACAGGTTAGGAGCCACGATGAAACTAACAGAAGCACAAAAGGCAATGATTGCGTCATACGGACGTAGCGTCCTTGGCGCAGGCGTTGCCACATGGGTGTCAACCCAAGACTGGAAACTAACTGCTAACGCTCTTTGGGCAGCCGCACTTCCGGTTATCATGCGTTACCTAAACCCGAAGGACACAGCTTTCGGTAAGGGTTCTAGCAAGTAAGATCAACATACCGCCTCGAGGGGCGCACAAGTAGAAGACAGTTGAGGCTGTATTCATGACACGATTTGTAGGCACACCCCTACGCGGAATAGAGTTCGCTACACCAAGTGACGAGGCTATATCTGCGCGTGTTGTGAATGATGCCCATCCGCGCCTCAGAATTGACGCTGGTGGTCGCCTCACATGGTCTGGTGGTTCAGCTACCGGAGATGTAACTCTTTATCGCGACTCAGCAAATGTACTGAAGTCCGATGACCTTCTACAGGCCCTCGGTGGAATAGCTACAGTCACGACAAACGGAGCACCAACAGCAAGCTCTCCTGACGGAACAATCGCTGTTGATACTACTAACGATGCATTTTATTTCCGCAGTGGCGGTGAATGGCTCCAGGTTTCATCAGGGGCTAATGTCACAATCTCCAGCACTGAACCAGCTGGCGCAGAATCCGGCGATCTTTGGTTTGATTCAGACACGCTCGTCCTTTACATACTCAACGGAGCCTCATGGGTCGGCGTAAGTGGATCACTAACCCTTGCTGAACTTGACGATGTATCAATTCCAAGTCCACAAGCCGGCGACATACTTGCCTACGATGGAACAAACTGGATTGCTTCTCTTGGAAATAACCCAAAATATGCAGTTGCTGAGATAGTTGGCGATGAGTTTGAAACCGAATTCACCATTACCCATAACTTTGGATCACGCGATGTTTTAGTTGTTGCGCGAAATAATGCCTCCCCATACGAGAACATAGAAATTGCATGGGAGGCAACAGACGAAAATACAGTTGATATTCTTTTTAGCTCCGCTCCAGGCGTGAATGGCGCACGTATCAATGTTTTATATACAGGTGCCACCACCTTCAACGGAACTTTTATGCAGACGATTGGCGATGGCACATCACTTTCGTATGTCATCACCCACGATTTTGATACACGAGATATCAATGTTGTATGTCGCGAAGCTTCAAGCCCATATGGTGTAGTTGATGTTGCGTGGGAGGCGACTACAGCCAATACGGTGACGCTATATTTTTCAGAAGCCCCAAGCGTTAATGAAATACGAGCAATTGTTTATTCATCTGAAATATTCTTCAGTCGCGTCGGAGCTCGGTTCCTCGATGAACTGGATGACACGATTGTTACGGCTGCCACATCTGGTCAAGTACTGCAATTTAATGGTTCTAACTGGGTAAATAGCAATATAACCCTCAATGAAATATCAAATGTCAATGTAACTGGCGCAACAACAGGACAGTTCTTGAAGTTTGATGGAACAAACTGGATACCTGGGTCGGTTACTGGATTTGCAACAGAGGGATATGTAAATACCGCTATTAGCAACCTTGTTGATTCTGCACCACCAGCTCTAGATACCCTCAATGAGCTAGCTGCAGCACTAAATGACGATGAAAGCTTCTCCACAACAGTCACAAATGCCCTATCTGCCAAGGCTCCGCTTGCGTCACCCGCCCTCACCGGCACCCCAACAGCACCAACAGCAACTCTCGGAACCGATACAACTCAAATAGCAACAACTGAATTTGTTCAAGATGCAATCGGAAGTTTTGCAACCAACTTAGATGGTTTATCTGATGTAGTTATAACTTCTCCTGAAGAATTCCAAACACTTGAATACAATGGCACCAACTGGGTTAATGCTTATTCTTCTGTTGTCTCCAATGTCCGCAATGCCGAATCAACAACAATTACAACAGGAACTGTCG